ATGATTGAGGAGATAAAGGAATGAACATCACAAAAGTTGAACGAAAAGAACTCGATCTCTTATCAAGGGAAGTTTTTGGATCGTCTACCAGATGGCAACGGCTCATCGACAAGGGCTATGATGAGGCTGTAACCGAAGAAGTGGAAGAAACTGTTCCTGCTGAAAAAGAAGGCGAAGAGCCCACCAAACGGAAAGTAAAGGTTCCGGTTAAAGTCAATGGCTCTACCCAGTATACAAGAAAATATCACACGATCGAATCCGTACTGGAGTTCATGGTAGAGCAGAAAAAACAACTGGATATCTTCCGAGCACAACTTGCGAAGCAAAAAGAAGAATTTCTGGCCAACATGGAAGCCGAGAAAATCGCCAAAGAAGCTAAGGAATCGGCCCAACAAGTGCAGGCAGCGATCGGTGGCAGCTCTAGCGTATGAGCAAACTAGACGTACATTTTAGTTCCAAGACGGACGAGTGGGCGACGCCCCAGTGGCTGTTTGATGAGTTGAATGCAAAATACGGGCCGCTTGAGCTAGATGTGTGTGCCGATGAAAATAATCACAAATGTGAAATTTGGTATTCAAAAGAATCTGACGGTCTATCACAGCCTTGGGATATTGATGATGAATTTTTAGGTGATAAAATTTATCGCCCGGCCAAATGTTGGATGAACCCACCATATTCTAAGCCCGAGCACATTTGCAAGAAGAATTGTCAGAAAAAGAAATGCATTGAGCGTGGACATCACCAAACAGAATATAAGCCCGGCATAGGCGATTGGGTGAAGAAAGCTTACGAAGAATCGCAAAGAGGATGCTTGGTAATCTGTTTATTGCCCGCGAGAACGGACACGAAATTTTTTCATAAGTACTGTCTTAGGGGAAAAATCGAATTCCTAGAAGGAAGGCTCAAGTTCGGAGATGCCAAGAATGCAGCGCCCTTTCCTTCGATGATCGTAGTCTTCGAACCACCAAAATAGGTTTCAAATGCATGGAACTGCCAAACAAGTTCTCAGCCTTATGTTTCGACCCAACGAAACGGTCTGCGTAAGTCCAAATAAGTACGGTTATCATTCGATTCCGCTAGAAAAAGCCATAAATGGTCCCGTGATCTTGGTTCCCACCGCTGATAGCATCGCCAAACGCAAACTGACCTTAGAAGCTGCGATCGAAAGAATCGACACTTCTGAGATAACTATGTGCGCTTTGAATCCCATAAAAGGGTACCGGGAAGACCTAAATTGTACAGCTTTCAGAAACTTCCTAGTCGAACTAGATACTGGCAGTACTGCCGATCAGTTGGCCTACGTGAAGAAGCTGGGATTGCCCTATTCTGCGGCCATATTCAGCGGCAATAAGAGCGTTCACTTCCTGATAAGCCTAGACATGGATTTGCCCTCAGAAAAGGTTTATAGAACGTTTGCGGAGTGGATTCTCAATGTTGTTACCTTGGCGGACCAAAATATAAAGAATCCCTCCCGAAGCATCAGGGTACCGGGAGCCTTTAGAGAACCAGGAAAACAGCAACTTCTTCTAGAATATCAAGGCGTTATTGGCTTACAAGAACTCACGAATTGGCTCAAGAAACATCCCGAGGCAAAACCTAAGGAAAAACAAAAACATATCATTTCTGGAACGCCTAACCTGGAAGGCATAAAACCCTGGGTTTGCAAGATGCTAGTCGATGGAATCATACCCCCAAACAGAAATAAGAAGTGGTTCACGGTTTCTGTGGAGATGGCCTTGACGGGAATGAGTTTAGATGATAGTATGGAAGTACTGAGGGCTTATTTTCAGCCCGACAGGGATTTTGGCGAAAGAGAGTGGGAGACCACCATCCGTAGCGGTTTCAAGTACGCGCACGAGAGGAAGACTTAATGGCTAAGCGCATAAGCAGGGATCACATCGATCAGCTTCACGATTACAAGCTATACATCCCCGCGCGCACCATCTACATGAGTTCTGAGCTCGTAGACATGGATTCCGAGAGCGGAGTCGATTCCTCGATGGTGGAGAGATTTCTCAAAAATTTATTGATATTGGAATCCACTTCTACGGAACCCATTACCGTTATCCTCAATAACATCGGGGGCGACGTCTACCATGGACTCGCTATTTACGACGCGATTAAGTGTTGCAAGTCTAAGATAATAATGAAAGTTTTCGGTCACGCGATGTCCATGGGAAGTGTGATCCTGCAGGCGGCTAGTAAGAGATCGATGAGCCCTAACGCCAAACAGATGATCCATTACGGGACTTCTTACATGGCGGGGCACGCCAAGACCGTCCAAAAGCAGGCCCAAGAAGAATCGAAGTTGGACAAATGGATGGAACGAATGTATCTAGAGCGCATCAGAGAGAAGAATCCAGATTATACTTTGGAACAACTAAAAGAACTTTTGAATCATGATACTTATCTAACGGCCAAAGAATCGGTTGCGATGGGCTTAGCCGATGAGATATTATTGGAGAGAAAGTGACTTTTTTCCTTTTCTTATTCACTGCCGCCTTCTTCTTCTACTTGGGCCAAAACCTCCCTCGTTGGCTCGGAACGCTCATGACCAAGATCCAAACCGAGAGGATTCTCAATAAAATAGCTCCTACCGATGTGAAAGAAGACCTTCTTTGTACCGAGCCCCACGATTGGTTCTCGGCCCCGCATACTTTAGATGCAAACGATGAATACACCTACGTAAATGTCTGTAAGAACTGTGGTTTTATCCCATCGCTAAACGTAATGGCGACTCAAGAGGGGTTGAAACATATCGAGAAAAACAAAAAGTATCTAGAAACTGAAGAGAGGATAAGAACCGGATTTATTGAATCAGAAAAAGAGGACATCAAAAAGGGTTTTGAGGAAGAATTAAAGAGCGGTCTAGATTTTCACAAATTAGAAAGAGTTTATTTGGCTGGACAAAACATGAAGCAACGGTATATACTATATAAGTTATGCGCAATAGATAAGGCGATCTCTGAATCGGAGAGTGCGAATGAACGACGAAACTAAAAGCCTAGAAAATATTGAATTCGAAACAAAATACCGGGCAGAAGATCAAAATCTCATTGTGTTCAAACAAATAATAGATAACCTATTGGAATCAAAGAGCTTCCGATACCTTGAGGGGCCTGACGCATTCTTCACCTATCCAAAGTGGTGGTTCGATAACAATCCCCAATGGGACATCGAAGGGACTTTTGCCAGATACAGGAAACCTTCCTATGGATTGGATGATGGAAAGAAGCAAGTAACCTGGAAATACAAACCTAAAGGGGCCAAGAATAGTATTCAAAGAACTGAATATAATTTCAATCTGAACGAAACTACTTCAGATTCGATAGTTTTTGGTCAAATGGAAGATACAGGAATGGTTCTCAACTGTTCCATTATTAAAAATTGCCATATATATAAGCTAGAATCGGTAACCTTAGTGTGGTACACGGTTTACGATACTACGGATGGAAAACCCAAGAAGGCAGATAATTTTATAGAAATAGAGATCGACGAGGCTAAGATTGTTAATATGACTGAATCGCAAGCCTGGGAAACCATCGTCAAATACGAGAAGATCTTAGAGCCAGTCGGAGTAAATGCGCAGAAGAGATTGAAAAAATCACTCTTCGAACTTTATCGAAGAAACAAATAGGAGCATCTGATGTCTACAGAATTGGACGACGCAAAGGATTTTACAGAATTGGTAAATGCCGTTTCCGAATCGACTCGTAAAGCTTATGGCAGCAAAAAGGCTCAATTTGGAGAAGTTCCGGTATCTTCTCCCGACCTAAATCCTGGCCAAGTTACCCAATACGCTCTTTACGGAGAAGGCTACGCTGCTACTACGCCCACAGTTTCTGCTCTCCCCCCTGGCCGATATGATATTTGTGTGGACTCCAAATGCGTATTTGCTGTGCCTTCCTTGAAACCCTCTGGGTTACTCCTTGAGCTTCCGGAGATGCGTTCAGATTACGTAATTCAGATAGTGGAGAATTTTTGGAATAGTGAAAAAGATTACAAAGAAGGCAATGATTTTGTCGTTGGCGGAGCGCGATATTCAACGGGCATCATGATCTTCGGGCCGCCAGGATCGGGAAAAACCAAAACGATTCAGATAGTTAGCAATAAACTCATAGAGAGAGGCGGCACAGTCTTTTTTGCGTCATCGAGTCCCGATGTAGTTTCCAGTTTTCTAACGGATTTTTCTAAAGTAGAAAAAGACAGAAAATGCATCGTCATCTTAGAAGACATTGATAGTCTTATTCAAAAATTTGGTGAGTCGTCATATCTAGAAATGTTAGATAGTGCCAAAACCATCAACAACGTGCTCTTCATCGCTACTACTAACTATCCGGAATTATTGGACCCCCGCATTTACAATCGGCCTGGGAGACTTGGGCACGTAGTGAGGATCGGACTTCCGACAGAAAAAGCGCGCGAGGCTTATTTAAAAGCCATCTTAAAGAAACATGACGACGTCCCACACATCGTAGAAAATACCGAAGGATTCACTATAGATCATCTCACGGCATTAGTCGACAGTACTTACCGTCAGAAAAAGGATTTGGCAACCGAGATCAAAAGATTGCGGACTTTATTCAAGATGCCCAAGGCTGGTGACCAAGTTAAGATGGGGATCGGTTCTGAATGGGATAATCCATGAAAAATTATCCACTGACCGAGCAAGAAATTCAGAGTATTCTAAACGATCTAGCAAATCACGATCGCGCTCAGCGACAATTAATCGGCCATACTGTCGGCTCAACAATCAGTCCACCTACAATGAAAGTTCTACCCGATACCCAATTGGCCATGGAATTTCAGATGGATCAGATGGATCACGATATTCCCATGTCTACAGAAGAATTGGCTAAATATTTTAACGAGCCGCTACCCAAGCCGCCCGCTAAAGAGCTTGAGATAGAAAAGATGTCCCTTGAGGAGATTGAAGATTGGGAGAATCAACAAGAAAATAGCAATGATATCTATAAAGTAAAAGCTAGAATCGCCAACTTGGCAAGGGGAATGCACGCCTCTCTTACGCCGCAGGGAGAGCAATTGGTGAATTTGTACACGCACGTTCTTAAGAGTTTCTACGACTTCTCGGATTCTTTGGACGATAAGCGTGTCAAGTTTGCGCTCAATGAGCTTATTAGATCCCAAGAAGGAATGCCCGGAAATCTAATCTCTGCAGCCCATGCTGGGGTTAAGGAAAAATGAAAACCATGAACCTCGGGTGGGGAGAGGCGGTTTGTATCAGAAAGGCTTTCCTGGAGACTTCCAATAAACAAATCTTATTTGATATCAAAACCCTGGAAAACCTTGGATATGCAGATCATTTTGGCGATCCTGCGTTAGTCGCCCTCACTAGAAAAGTCATAAAACGCCAAATAGGTAAAGAATACGACCATATCCTCATCACCAATGGTGCAACTGGCGGCGTTACGATAGCCCTCAGAAGCTTCTCTGGTTGGCTTCCTTCTTGCATAACGCGCGACCCTCCTTATTTTCGTCTATTCCCGGATATGATCAGGGCTGCCGGAATGTTTCAAGTGCACGAAAATTCCGATACATACAAAGAACACTATAAATCCTCGGTATATCTGGTAGATTCCTTGACCAATCCCTTTGGTACTTTCTCGGAGAAGAAATATAATTACGTCTGCTCTCCCATTGTCTGGGACGCCACTTATTACGGAAATGTCTATGCTCCTGGGAATCACCCTCAACCGGACCACGACATTTTGGTTGGCTCTTACAGTAAGCTCACCGGGCTGAATGGTGTGAGACTTGGATGGATAGCCACCAACGATTCTTTGAGATATGAGAGAATGAAAAGGTTAGTTGACGGCGAATATTGCAGCTTGAGTGCCGCCAGTATCAAGATAGTCATGGATACTGCAGGACAATTTACAGAAAGAGATTGGTCGTTATTTGAAAAGAAAGCTCAGAATAAACTGGATGATAATCGCACAGAATTCAGCAAATTAGAGAAGTTCTTCGGCGGAACTCCAGTCCCGAAATATGGCATGTTTTACTATGCCGAAATGGATTCGACTTGCAAGAAGTTATTTGAGAAATCTGGGATCGTTTGGTCTCCAGGTTCAGACCTGGGAACCAATGATGATTTTGGAAGATTCAATATTGGACAGGATGTTAAGTCAGTAAAAGAGGCAGTTTCTACAGTTCTAAAAAACGATAAGCGTTATTGATAGTATTCTTCTATGACCAAATAACCGGTACCGCCGTTGCCACCGGTTGAGCCGCCAGTTCCGGCGGTGCCCCCAGGCCCTCCGGCTCCAACGGCATAGGGGTAGGTTGATAGGGGAGATGTGACAATAGCTATCGTAACGCCGCCTCCGCCGCCACCGCCACCGCTGGTGGAATTCCCTGTGCTGCCGATTCCGGCTCCGCCGCCTCCACCGCCGGTTAAATTGCTTCCAGCTGTGCCCGCAGCTGCGAAACTGCCACCTCCGCCATTTCCGCCTACGTACGAGGCTCCGCCGGCTCCGCCAGATAATTCGGAGTTCCCCGTTCCATTGGTTTGGCCTGCAGTTCCAGCGCCGCCTTGCGCTACGATGAGTTCGATCGATCCTCCGGAAAATCCGGTACCACCTGCTCCGCCATTGTTAGAAGCCCAACCAGCACCACTTCCTCCGCCACCTTTAATCAAACTCGAACCGAAAGTCGTATCTCCACCAGCCGTTCCACCGCCAGGAGACGAACCATTTGTGCCTGAACCGGCACCTCCGCCCCCGCCACCAATCGCTGTGACCTTAAGATACAATGGAGTTGGACTGGGAAGAGTGTACGTGCCAGACCCGGATAGAAATTTTTGAACAGTGGGCGCCCTAAAAGTCAAAGAACTGGCTGCGAATGCTGCGGCAAATTGATAAATCATCGCGTCAGTTACATTTTGAATGACGCTTGAACCATTGGACTCAACGATTATGTATCCCAAGGAAAGATAACTCGCTGTTCCCGTAGGAACTACGACCGCACCGAGACTGGAAGCGGCAGCACCCACGGCCAATTGCAAATCAGCAGAAGTGTCTAGCTGCACCAATACGGCTACAAACTGACTAGCACCAATGGTAATCGGAAAAGGTCCGGACGCAGTGCTAACCGTGATATTGCCGGATGCGGACGGAAAAGTAATAGTGCCGCCAGGGAAATTAACTGGAGTATTATCGATGAAAGGCAAAACTCTATTCTTAGAAGTGTTTGGATTTACTACAGTTCCAGAACCTACCGTGACAACTAGAGACGGAAGATTGTGGGCGATTAGCCTTCCCGGAGCCGTGAGTTCACTGTTGATGGATGCCAAAGTAGAATCCATTGGAACAGGTTGAGTTAAATTTAACTGATCCTGTAAAACTCTAGTGTCCGACTGCCTGATATCCATGTACGTTTGAGACATATTAAACCTTATATATCATTATTATTGATAATACTCTTCCACAATGATTTGGCCCATGGCGCCTGGTTCGCCCGCGAATCCTGAGCTTCCTGCCGTGCCGCCATTTCCACCAAATGTAGTGCCCCAACTGTAACTAGATGCTGGAGAAGCGATAAAAAATTCTATATACGCGCCGCTTCCGCCGCCACCACCAGCAGAACCAGCCGCTCCGAGGTTGGCACCGAGGCCTCCGCATCCACCGGCGCCGCTGGCAAAAGTGACTGGATCGCCATTAGAATTGGCTCCAGCAAAAAATGGGGCTGCTCCTCCAAGTCCACCTATTTGTCCACCGTTCGTAGAGGTAACGTCGTAAACTGCTCCCCCACTACCGTATGAGCCAATAGAAGAAAAGATATTCGTAGAACCAGTCAATGTGCCCACGGTTACAGCGCCGCCCGCTCCGCCATTTGCTATAGTGCTAGGACTTGCAGCACCACCACCGGCGCCCGGTCCTGCCTGGAAAGCACCAGAAGCACCGAATACTGTACTACCCAGTCCGGCGCCTCCCGCGCCACCAGATGTTCCGCTTCCTCCCCCGCCACCACCAGGTCCTACTATTCTGACCTTGATGTACAAAGGAGCTGGGCTTGAAGGAGTAGTGTAAGTTTGACTACCGCCACCGTTAGCGATAGCACTGTACGCAATTGTAGTTTGTCCTGTACCGCTAGACTTTCCTAAACTTCCAGAGCTCAATGGATTGCCGTTTCCTACTGCGTTTGCATATAATGTTGTGGCACCAATATTTGCGGTGGCATTCACCGTATAAGTGAAACCTCCGCTAGTGTAAACTGCACCGACAACGGTCTGCACTGTTAATGCAGTAACAGTAAATGCTACTGGCACCCAGTTAATGGATTGAACCGTAGGAGTCTTAAGAACGGTGGCATTCCCAGGGATAGTCTGCATGCTGGGATTATTTCCACTACCCAAACTCACCAACACTTGGCCACTAGTGCCAGTTGGTACTGAGTACAGAGAGCCATTTCCGGCGCCTACCAAAACTTCAAACTGTGGATTGGTGCTATTCCCTGTTCCACCCGCTGTAACGGCCAACGTTCCTGTAGCCAACGCAACGTTGACTGCCTGAAAAGAAGGGTTACCAGAACCGTTACTGGCTAGCACATATCCAGCGGTTGAACCGGGATTTGCGGTCCCGAAACTACTGGTTCCATCCCCTAAGAGTACGTATCCTAGCGTAAAGCTGGATGAACCAGAGCCTCCATTGGCCACTGATAGTACGCCGGTTACTGCGGCACTTGCCGAACTAATATTTAATTGTTGGAAGGTAGGAGCCGCACTGGAATTAGCGATTAATGGATATCCCGCAGTGCCAGCAGCGGTGGATGCTAGAGTAGTAGAGGTGCTAGCATAGATCGCTCCATACTGGGTTAAACCAGAAAATGTTGGGGTATTGGCGATCCAGGTGGGGGCGCTGGAACCATTACTTTGTAAAATATAACCAGACGTACCCGCGCCGGTGTTTTGGAACTTAGTTCCATCAGTATAGATGACACCGCCGGCAGTTACAGCGAGAGACCCGTTATCAGTGCCGCCGTTAGCTATTGGCAAAACGCCCGAAACTTGAGATGTTAATGAGATACTGCCGGATAATTGAGACGTCGGAAGACTCAACGCCGAAAGTGTGGTGAGAGTAGAATTGGAAGTCGCTGTGATATTGGCAGCAGTTCCCGTAGTATTTTGATTAAGTACTGGAAAGTTGCTAGGAATAGCAGCCGCTACTGAAGTCCCATTGCCATATAAAATGCCAGTTACAGTAGTCGAAATAGTAATGGCCGGTGTAGTCGTAGCAGTAGCCACGGTTCCCGCGAATCCGTTGGTTGATACTACGGAGACGGAGGTGACTGAGCCGCCACCCCCTGCACCAGTGAGTTGGGTCTCTACGCTGGACGAATTCAAAGAGTATAAATTACCATCGGACTTAAAGTACAAATCTAAAAAGCCTGAAGGGGGCGCAGAACTTGGAGTAGTCAGTGTAGGCGATTGGATATAGCCTAGAGCGAGCAATAAATTCCCATTTGTATCTACCGTTAAAGCGGTGACCAATGAATTGGCAGAACTGCCAGAAGTTCCCGCTGGAGCTATTTGAATCGCGACCGCGCCACCGGCACCCGTGCCAGTCCCCTTAGCCCCGGCAATATTAAGGACAGAGGCAGCGGCAGAAGTGTTGGTACCTTGTGCACCTGTAGCATTGATTGTCAAGGCCGCTAGGGTTGCGGAGGTTGTACCGCTACCGATAAAGGCGTTGTGTATGGGACCAAAGGAGCTACCAATCTGTAGTTCATTAGACACTGAATTGGAGCTAAAGGTAGCTATATTGCCAATCCCAATGTTGAAGGAACCACCTGTTTGTGAATACGCTGCGGCAAACCCTAGGTATATATTGTTGTTACCTGCCGTCAAACTCATGCCAGCGTTATATCCAAGGAAGGTGTTTTCAGTTCCAGTACATATTTGTCCTGATTGATAACCCACACCCGTGTTGTAACTGCCATTTGCATGGCTAAGGGATTCAAACCCTATGCCAACATTGTTCTGCCCGGTGGAATCGAGAGACCCAGCACGATAGCCTATATAAACATTTCCGGGGTTAGCTGCAGACGTATTGACAGCCCCTGCCAAGCTACCAATATAAACGTTTTGTCCCCCTGTGGATGACAACCCTGCATTAAATCCGAGAAAGATATTATCTGATTCTGAAGTTAGAGCATTCCCAGAGTTACTGCCCATTATCATGTTATTGGAACCAGATACTAGGGCTACCCCATTATTATAACCAAACAGAGTATTGAAGTTACCAGTCGTGAGGGCTACCCCAGAAAAAGTACCCAAAGCAGTGTTAGATGCTCCACTGGTTAAGGCGGGTAAAGCATCAAAGCCTATAGCAGTGTTGTACTGGCCGGTAAGGCTGGGGGGAAAGATAGCTAGATATAAGCTTCCTGAAGTTGGATTTGATAAAGATAAGTGGTCATTGGATTCATCTCCAAACACCAATTGTATACCCCTACCCGTAGAGGTTGCTATGGTTATAGGGGCTTGTACTGTCAAGGCACCTGTTAAAGTTCCACCAGTTAAGGGTAGATAGAGATTAGAACCCAATAAAGATTCAACGCTGGAAGAATTTAACGTGTACAGGTTGCCGTCGGATTTAAAGTATAAATCTAGGAATCCTGCTGGGGGGGCAACCGGCGGCGTAGTGATTGTGGGCAAATTTAAAAATACATCTGAACCGATAACTTCAATCATTATTGCACCAAATAAGCTTCAAGGGTTCCATTCCAATCAATCGTTTCACTTGCTGCACCCGTAACCTGAAGCATTAGATACGTAGTAGATGATGTCCAACTCACCGTCCAAGCTGACGATGTAGCCGTAACACTCTCGTAATCAATGGTCTGACTTTGAATTACTAAATTTCCACCAGCTTCTCGATAGGCAACAGCCGTTGTTTCAAAATAGGCCCTGTCTGCAGAATCCGTTCGTCGCGCGACTACTTTTGCCTTAAATGCTATAACGGTGTTATTTTCAAATCCCATCGCGTAAGTATAAATGGTAGTGACTGTGGCATTGGTCGTTGTGAGCGGCACTCCATTCGATTGCAATGCGATGACTTGCCAAGTTGGCTGGTAGTCATTGGGAGCATTCGGAGAATTTCCAGCTAATTGGAAAGAGTTGTATGCTGCGATAGAAAAAGGTCGTGCATAACCATTGCTGCCGCCGCCAGAGCGTCCTATGTTTCCAAAACCATCTGTCCAATACACATTGTAAGTCTGCATATTGATAGCTCTGGTAGACGTAATAATTTGACCAGAAGAATCGAAGCTGAATCCGACTCCATTATTTTCAACGGTTCCAATGGAACCGCCGGTTCCTCCGCCTAACATCACGCCTGCGCCGGTATTGCCCACCTGAATCAAATCTTGAGCATAAATTGAGCCTGGACGATTGTTACTTACCGTACCAATATTTCCCGAAGCATCTAATCCCCAAATTAAATTTGCGCCGGTAGAAATCGAAGAAGTTGGATTTATGACTACTTGACCAAGACTATCTAACCTAAGACTGTTGTAATTTGCGTTAGCATTTAGCGTTACAAGCAGATCTAGTCTAGTTCCAAAGTTGGTGGAGATTCCGTTGACTACTGTCCAGGATAGTTGGCCCAATAAGACCTGATCGGAAGTGTAAGAGCCGCTTCCACCCCAAGAATGTGCATTAAAAGTGAATATCGTTGTGGAAGCAGCTGCCACTGCTGGCGAAGCAAATGTTCCTGCTGCGTGGAAAATCCCCATGTTTGGGGTCGTATTAGATGCTTCGAGAAAGAAATATCCGGCATTGGAAGTTTGAGTTAGGCAGAATACGCCATATCCGGCGTCAGCACTAACATCAGAAGCAAATGAGTTAGTGGGATCTGCATCTAAGAAGAATCCGTCCCTATTCAAAATTTGTATAAAACCTTTGGAAGAATTAGAAGTAGAACTTAGGGTGAGATTTCCGCCAGCGGAACTTCCACCTTGTACTTCAGGAGTAATTACATTTGTACCAACGTAAACATTGGCCGGCCTACTTGCGCCAGAAGCGCCTATATTATAGGTGTTGTCGGGGCTAAAGAGCAAGTTCGTGTTTATGGCAGTAGTAGTTAAATTACTTAGGGTGACGGTGGCGAATCCGCCCCCTGGATTCTCAAAATTATATGTCCAACTCCAGGATGCTGTTCCGCTCGATGAACCGCCGATGTAAGTCGCAACCAGTTGTGTTCCAGAGGCCATAGCCTGCAGAACGTTGCTTCCAGAAGTTTCTACAGTTACTATTCCTGTGCTACTATTGATGATCGTATAGGATTGACCACTGACGAGCGTTGTGACTACTGGTAATTGGACCGTTTGAGTAGTAGTGCCTGTGAAGGATTGTAACTCGGTAGAACTGACGCTCAGTACAGTTGTGCCAGCGGCAGTTGCCGTAGTTGTAAAGCCTTCAAGAAAATTATTCGCGGAAAGATTTTTGTTACTATCCCAGCCAGCCCAAGAGGTAGCCGTAGGCGCAGTAGTTATCGAACTTACTGAAGTTCCGCCATAGATGACTGGCAAGATACCGGAAACCTGAGAAGTTAGAGAAATACTGCCAAATAGCTGAGACGTAGGTAAGCTTAAGGCACTCAAAGTCGTCAGGGTTGAATTTGAAGTCGCAGTTATATTGCTAGCGGTGCCGGTAGTATTTTGATTAAGCGTTGGAAAGTTACCAGCAACGGCGGCGGCTACTGAAGTTCCATTGCCGTACAAGATGCCGGTTACGGTTGTACTGATAGTGATCGCAGGTGCAGTGGTTGGATTCGCCACTGTACCTGCGAATCCATTGGCGAATTCTACAGAGACAGAGCTTACACTGCCAGAACCAATTGTAGTCTCCACGCCTGCATGATTAAGCCTGTACAGAATATCATCAGACTTGAAATACAATAAATCATAGCCTACGGCGGGTAGAATGGCCGGGGTAGCAGTCTGAACCATATTCAGTACGTCGGGCACCGATGTTAACAATGTAGCTACTGGATCATATCCCATTATAAACTCCTAATAATTCCACCACGATGAGCCATCGCTGATTAACATGTAAGACTGATACTGAATGATGGTCGTTTCGCTGGATGCACCATCGATTAAATCGAAACCGGCAGCTTGGATAATCATGGCATTCAATGAGGAATCAATTTTCTTAAAAAAGAAAACTCTCCCTGTCGATGCGGATGCGGCAGGTAAAGAGAATGTGATGGCTCCACTAGTGCAGTTGGCATTTAGCACGTTATCAGTAAGAAGTACGGAGTAATTAGATGTCTTAGTCGAAATATTGACTGGACCGCCAACAGCGTTTGCGCCAGGAGGACCTGCCGGACCTGACGGACCTGCGGGACCTTCAACGCCACTGAGACCACTGCCGCCGCCGCTATTGATTCTAAATTCTAGGATATCTCCAACGACCAGTTCGATCTGGATCTGAATTTGATTACTAAGCGCTCCTGGTACACCAACTTCCGTGTAATCCTCTCCCACGAGCAATTCTTGTCCATTCAAAAATACTTCTAATTTTGCGGAGTTTACCTCAAAATACTGAAAGACATTCCCGGTTCTAGTATTATTGGGAAGCGTGATATCTGTTCCTGGAGAGATCGGTCCATTTAAAGTGACAGGAGGTGCAGCTCCAGAAGCAACGATCGTTACCGTTTCTTCATAATTAGGACCTTCGAGGACGGCTTCTATCTCACCTAAGGATTCATCTAGTATTTTGATGGCTAATGTTAAATTTTCACCATCCTGGATGAAATAGTTTCCTACGCCAGTGCCAAGTTGAGTAATAGAGATGGCAAAAGATGAACCGCTACCAGTTACTGCGTTCACATCAGCTGCTGCACTCAAGGTCACCGCACCGTTTAGTGCGATTAGACTACCGTTAACGGTTCCACCGAGAGTATCGGTGATACTGGCAGAGGCAATGATATTACCTTCAAAAGTTCCAGCGAATCCGGAATTAATTGTCGCAGAAGAACCAACAACCCAGAAAATATTGCCAGCAGTTGCTCCGCCAGTCAAGATCATTGTCGGTACGCCCCCAGCACCGGTGGTTAGAGTAGTGCCGCACTGTATGACGTAAGTTCCAGCGCCGTTAAAAGTTAAAGTCCCAGCGCTGGAAGATGCCAAATGAGGGGCGCCGGCACTGTAAACGCCAGGGGTCAGCGTTTGGCCATCAAGAATCGCACTTATTGGAGTGGGAGTCATCGCTTCCAACGTATTATAAGCAGATAGGGCAGCGGATTGCGCTAGAACCGCAGGCCCATTGGCGATATTTTCTACTCCAGAATAAACTCCAGGTGGGAATCCAGTTATTGAGGTTCCGGGGCTAAGGCCTAAATTGCCCGTCAAAATTGTGAATCCGGTGCTGGTCACAGCTGAAGCGCCTAAGATGGCATAAGTGGCTGCCGTACCTAAAACGCTGCTACCTAGTCCTACAGAAAAATTGTAAGCTGCGCTAGATATACCGGCAGAATTATTGGTAACAGTGACGACGTCTCCGCTGGCAGTAGCTGCGAAATCTCCGTTAAGAGTAGAATTTAGGGCCGCAACTAAGGATGCGGCGGTTTGATCGGCAGTTTGGCCGGTAGCGATGTCCCATTCGATATAATTTGTAGCATCGGGCGCGTTGGGTTGAACTCCACCGCCATCTAAGTTGACCCAAACCGCATACGTTCTGGCGCTCGCCGAAGAATAAATGTAGAAATATTCTCCAGAAGCCATAGTGGAAGCGGCGCCAACTGTGATGCTAGTTATTTGTGGAACAGAGCCTGGACTCAGAGCGTCTACGTATTGTGGTTTAGTTGCGGCGAAATTTGGAGCTCCGATGTATTGCAACAATTGTTCAGGAGTCGTGCCGCCTACTTCTACATCAGTTCCATTATCTAGTTCGGCTCCCAAGAATCTGATGTATACTTTAGGCGAACCACCATTGTCTTCTCTTAAGAATAACCAAAAAGTATTGGCGGTAATAGGAACATCGGCACGATCTGCAATGTAAATATTTCTACTAGTACTGGGAGTTGCGACGGCAGAGTAAGAACCAAAAGCATAGAGTGCCTGCGCGCCAGAGGCGCCGGTGCTTGCTTCCGTGAACGAGTTCACTAGTGTTACTTGTGATACGGAATTGACAGTCTCTATCTCATAGTAACCGGAGTCGGTGTCCGTAGAAAGCCTGATGAAATCGCCGGGAACTAAAGAGGTGGTCCAAGATATCGCGCCAACAGAAGTAACTATCGCACTTCCATTAGTAAAAATTAAATTAGGGATAATGGTCTGACCGCGCACCAAGGTAATGTACGCCACCTGGTCATTGGCCAACGTAATATAGTCGGAACTTGGGTTAGCCAGTATTTCATAGCTTAACGCAGACCCTATGACATCCACGTAGATGGGTAGGTCCCAGTTAATTTGCCCAGGTTGAGTGATTACGCTAGGATCAAAGAATGAAAAATTAACGCCGGTGGCAGTGGCTGTCACATTTGCAGATAAAAATACAGTGTTTCCCGCAATACTTAAAACAGTAGTGCCGATTGGAATTCCTGTACCAAATACATATTGTCCAACTGCAATGCCAATCGTAGAAGCCAAGGAAGAAATTTGGTTAGCGCCGCTAGAACCTACCGCGTTTACGTTCGAAGCGGCACTGAGAGTAACAGCGCCGGTCAGGGCGAGTAGACATCCATTCACGGTCCCACCGATGGTATCCGTTATACTATCTTGGGCAAGTATGCTACCTTGGAAAATGCCAGCATGTCCAGAATTAATTGTAGCTGAAGAACTAACGACCCAGTAAACGTTTGCGGCAGTCGCACCATTTTCTAAGGTAATAGTTGGTATACCGCCAGCACCGGTTGTCAATGTGCTAGAACAAATAAAGACGTAGGTACCTGCACCATTCAAAGTTAGCGTGCCGTTTCCAGAAGCGGCCAAGTTGAATGTGCCGGAAGATTCTGTATAAACTCCGGGTGCTAAGGTTTGACCATCAAGGATGGCACTGATGGGAGTAGAAGAGAGTGCGTGTAAAGTATTATAGGCAGACAAAGCAGCGGCTTGTGCAGCGGCAGAGGCGGCATTGTCAATATCTTCCGTACCGGTATACGTTCCGGGAGGAAAGCCGGCTATCGATGTCCCAGGGCTAATTCCTAGATTACCAGTAAGAATGCTAGAACCAGAATTGGTTACCGAAGTAGCAGCTAAAATTGCATATCCGCCAGCTACGCCGAGAGTTCCGCCGCCGCTAGCTGCGATATTCCCTGTGGTAATTAAAACGGGAATAGAATTTGGAAGTATGCCATGAGAGATGTTGCCGGCACCGGTGATCACGGTGTTGATGGCATCTTCTCGTAAATAAACTAGATTGTCAGCGCTAGTAGCTGAATACCAGTAGGTACCGCCTTTGATCTCCCCAATAGAAGACATGACGGCGTTCATCCAGTCTTTTAGATCTTGAAAAGCCTTGTCGCCGCCGCTAAAAGGGTCTGTGCTATTGGAGGTGGACGTGTAGGGATTCTCATCGCGTCCCTCTGGCCAAGGATAAGTATAAAATGGGTTAGGATTTGTTCCACCTGTGCCGAGGCGCAAGAAAAGCCAGCGTTCATCGGAGACGCTTAGGACATTGTTACCGCCGTCAGTGAGAACGGCTGCTATAGGAAGCAGATTGCCAGTAGGCGGAACGGTCGAAATATTTAAGGTGTACGTTAAAATTAGTCCACGAGGAGCATTCTCGGTGGTAGTAGTATCTGAGGTTGGGTCCCATATGTAGACTTGGGCATCGGTAGAAGGATCTAGAAAACGAATGTAATCGATGCTAATGTAATTGATGGAATTAGGAGAAAAAGAACCGGTTACATTAGAATTGGTTGCTGAATTTAGCTGCTGGGGAGGCGTACCCGGCGGAATCATGTAGACGGTGCCGGATTGGCTCGCCAAGATGTGCATTAGAGAACCCGGATCTACCTGAAGCTGAAGATTTGATGCTGAATTCCCAATGGCATTGGCCATCAGAATTTCGAATCCACGAACTATGTAGCCTTGGGACGTGCCTGTTAATACGCCCTGAACATACTGATCCCAATCATTAGATGCGGCGCTTTCGATCATACGAAGATCTGGTACCGACACCATTTGTTCGCTGATCCAATTTACTCTGCGTTGGACGCTCATGATTATCCTTGATTACTTAAAAGAAGGTGCTCTCTAATAAAGATTGTGTTTTAGTTCCCATCGATTCTAGGGCTTACTATCCTTGATATATCACATAATTAAAACCCAAACGGCTGAATCTTAAAGGTATGGGTAAAGCTCGCACAGATCGCCATGGAAGAACGCGAGAACAGCGTTTACAGCAAGAAAATCAAGCTCTTAAGAAGCAAGTGAGCGCCTTGAGAAAGACCATCGCCAGATTGGATTTAGATCGTTATTCCACCGTAAAAGATCTAATTGACGAGCATTATCAACAAGATAAGGCCGAAGAAGGCAGACAAATCCTGGAAAATCTAAAGAAAAACTGGGGATGCCATTCATGCGCGGACGGCTTTTTGGAAATCTTCATCTTCGAACGCGCGGGGGAGACTCATTATTATCGCATATGTTCGAATGCTCCCTTCTGTCTCAATCGCACCAAATCACAAGTCTACACCCCTCAAGTATCTGGAATCATTAGAAAAGATAAGGGAAATCAGTCCTAAAAGCTTGACAGCATCCTCGAATGTGATATAGTAAGGCTGGAGGTCACATGACTTATACAGCAATTATCCTTGCTGCAGCTCAAAAAGTTGGAGTACCCGCAGCGTTGCTTCTGGCAATCTGCTCACAAGAATCAGGCTTGCGCAACGTCGAGGCGCCACACGACAACGGCAGTCCTTCCTATGGCCTATGTCAGTTAAAATTGGACACGGCAAAAGGCCTTGGCTATCAGGGGGACGGAAAGGGGCTTATGAATCCAGAAACGAATGCGTCGTTCGCCGGGAAATACTTAAGATATCAACTAGACCGGTACAACGGAGATTGGTGTAGTGCGACAGCTGCGTTCAACGCGGGAAGCTACCTGCCTAGCACTAAATCCCCTGGCAAGCCCAAAAATTTTAAATACGTAAGAAAAGTTACTCTTTTTCTCGACGAAGAGCACAAAGATTTTCTAGTCTGCGGTCCACGAAAGGTCGAAGAATGAAAATAATGTCCCTGGATTGTGAGTACTTGCAACCTAGCAAGCGCACCATAGAAATCGGGGCTGCCGCCTATCATTTGCCAACTGGAGAGCTCCTGGGGACCTTCGAAACCTTCGTCGATCCCGGCGAATTAGTTTCCCCATACATTGAGAATCTCACTGGCATAAAAAACTCAGACGTCTCAGGCGCACCATCGATCAGAGAAGCCTTTGAAGATTTACGAGTTTTTCATGAGAAATTCAAATGTTTCCGAAACCCCCTCTGCTATGGGGCCGGTGTCTCCAATGATAGTTCCCGCATCTACGAAGAGGCTTATCCTACGGATATTCTAAGAGATGAGAACGAGAACTTCATGGGCTACAGAGTCATCGATGTCAAAGGGATTTATCAAAGCATTCAACTTTATAACAACAAACAGGTCAAGGGCGGACTTAAGGAATCCTGTAAGAAAGTGGGTATTGGCTACGAAGGAAATGATCACAGGGCGCTGCCAGACGCGAAGAATACTTTTAGACTTTGGTTTCATTTGGTGAAGCGGTTTCCGGGAGGATTTTAATGAAGAAAATAATTACAGATTTGGAGCGAACATTCGCCTCCAGCGACCACCATTTTTATCACGCACGGATCATTTTCTACTCCAAACGTCCCTATCCAGATGTGGAGACTATGAATGAGATGATGGTTCTCGAGTGGAATAAAGTGGTTGGGCCTACGGATTTGGTATACTATTTAGGGGACTTCAGCCTGGCATTTCGCGCGGTAGAACTATATACTAAGCGCTTGAATGGATACAAGATTTTAGTATGCGGTAATCACGATTTTTGTCATGGTGCGCATAAGAAATCTCGCAATCCAGAAAATCAGAAAATCTGGACTCAAAAATACATCGATAATGGATGGGCAGAAGTTTACACTGAAGGTGAAATAGAAATTCCTGGAGTAGCCAATGTGAACGTGAATCACATGCCCTATTTAGAAGAAGGCTCCGGTCAAGATATCCGGCACGCCAGGTTTCGACCAAGGGATGACGGAAAATATTTGCTCTGTGGCCACGTGCATGAGAAATGGGCTCAGCGTGGCAAGATGATCAATGTTGGAGTTGATGTGAGAAACTTCAAGCCAATTTCTTTCAGAGAGATAGCGGATATCATCAGCGCGGCCCCAAATGGCTATCCTAAGCCAGAATACAAAGCGCCGAATGAGGATTATTGATGTTTAAATTAAATGACGTGGTCAAAATCAAAGATTTATTGCGATATGGGGCAATTGGAGAAATAGTGGACGTGTTTAAAGATGAAATTGGAGTAATTAAATACACGGTGGCATTTGACGGTAAAAACAGCAAAGAAACAACCAATTGCGTTTGTTTATATGCGGATGGAATTGAATTATTAAATTTGAAGTCGATTAAATTTAATTAGTCTGCCCGATCCAAAGCAAATAGTGGGATTTGGCCTACAAAATCCCAGTTCAGCTTATAAGATCCGCCAATGGCCGCCGTATGCGATTCGCTCGTAACCTTAGCCTGAGCAATCAGAATAATATCTTCACTAGTAGTCCGGTCCTGGACACGGATCGAAACGTAGGGTGACGCCCCGAGGTCTGTGAATAAAGGACGCAAATTAGCACCTTGCAATCCACCGCTCAATTTCACTCTCATGCCCTTTACACTTCCACGGACAGTACATCTACCGCCATCTATACTCTGTGCCCACGGCGCATCAATCCCAAAAACTTCGTCTTCATTATAATCAATAGTGTATGTGATAGATTGTACAGGTTTATAAAGTTGATTATTAATAAATAAGTTTATGCTAGCGCCTGTAATTGTTATTGGCTGTCCCATTCTTATTCTCCGTAAATATATGCAATCTCATCTGCTATCGGGTTCGACCAACCACCCAACCCCAAAGCGGAGGGATAAAGTATTGTAAATACTATAGAAATTCCGGTTGCCGTTACGCTTTGAATTAAATCCTGTGCATAAATTCTACCCGCGACGACATCAGTTAACCAGAATTCGTAGTCCGACCCATTAGGCGGCAAAACTACTGGCGCATTCGACGCTACTAAGAAAACATTGGTTCCAGGAGGATGTGGAGTCTTAATTGTATAAATCGGACTGAGCAACAAAGTGTTACTGGACGGAACTGCTACATACGGCACCGGTCCTTCTTGGTTCTGTGTTCCATACCCAAAAATTAAATATCCCGGTGAGTTTGGAAATCCCGCCGAACTCGCTACCGTAAATACATCGGGGCTATCCGCATTCAACTCTTGCGTCAAGGTTGTATTAATATGACTGACCACAAAACCCTGGGCAGGATCAAATACGTTTGGCCCCAGAGCATTCGGTTCCAATGATACCGTGTCTCCCAACACTCCGCTGCTGGTAATAGAAGCACTTCCCGAATATGTCCCAACCAAAGTTAGTGACAAAAGTCCTTGAAAAACTGTTAGCGTAGGCGTTCCAGGATAATAACTCCCGGGAACGGCCCCTATGACAGCGTCCAGTCCGTTAATTTCGTTGATCACGGCTGCCATATTAATCAGGGTCTGGCCCACCGTAGCTCCTATGGCAAAATCTGTTCCAGCCACCAATGTTGTAGCCGTCGTTATGGCAAACATATCGCCTGGACTTGGATTGGCATTAAAAGTATAGTAGAATCGTGGAATGTACGGTATAAAAGCCGCCCCGATGTTGGTTCTACCTATGACTTGCGTAGTAGCCGGCAAAAATATTTGAAGCATTCTCGATTTTACTTGATAAACTGCAGCGTAGTATTGATTACTCGCCAATTCCTCTTTCACTGGATTAAAGAATAAAACCGCATCATCCGTTCCCTGAGTTACGATGCCGGGACTTCCGAATGGATTCTGAATATCAAAATAGGCAACTCCTACCCCGCCACCTACTACGCTTACTATCGTGTAACTGCCTTCATTTGGGGAAGAAGCAAAGCCTCCTCCAAAAATATTTACGTAATCGCCTGCCTGTACCTTTCCTAAATTAGGATTCGCGCCGCCGCTCCATATAAACCTTACCGTTCCCTCCGGAATTCCCGGCTGCAATGACACTGTCCATTGGGTAAACATATTACCGCCAGCCGTCAAGATGGAAGAAAACAAAAGTTCATTTTGCGCACTTCCCCCTTCGATGGTGACGGAAGAGGATGGGCCAATAGTATCGCTTAGGACAGCGACGTAATTCCCATTTCCATCATTCTGCGATATGGCAGTTCCGCTGAAACCCATATTGCGCAGAGAAATAGTTATGGCATTGGCAACTTCTTCTGCCAGAGCCGCATCGATGTTGGTGAATTCTGCTGCACTAAAAGTGATAGTTGCAGTGTGATTATCGTCAAAATTAATTATTAAGGTATCACCATCTGCCAAATCATAAGGTTCTATGGCAGTTGCTTTGTTGGTAGCTCTGGTGTATTCGTCACCAAAGATAAGATTTAGGATATGATTTAGAAGATCCCTTACTTGCTTCCTGTTTTTTACCTCAATTCCTATTTCTCTAAAAATGTCATCTGGCAGCCCAACGTTTTCTGGGCGCGTGATGCCGTAGTTGCTTAGGAGTTGATCTAGATAAGTTCCGGAAGCAGTGGAGATGTACAAATTATCGTTCACAGCAGCCGAAAGATTTACCAAGGAGGTCGAGGCTGTGGCGAGCGCGCTTAAAACTGCGTTAACATTTTTGCCCTGAAGATAGGGATTAAGATAAGAACGAAGACGCTGGACTTCTTGAGCCTGTGTAGTTACAGCCACTTCTAGCTCCCGATTAGCGAAACGCTAATCTGAGTAGCAGGATTTAGAACAAACGTTTTCTCTGCAGGAGTTACTTGAATCAAATCATCTGTAGGACTATACAGCGGGCTAGAGATTGCAACCGAGGTGATCCCTGGAATAGTTCGAGCGGTGCTCACGATGGAAGAAATATCGATCGATTGTCCAACTGGATTAGAATTAATCAAGGCAGCCACGTTCGATTGCACTTGCTGTTGAATCGCCGGGAATGGCGCTCCGGTCGCGAGTCTAATATCTATGGCAACACTCACATTCAATACTAATGGCGCCTTAATGAAGATGTCTGCGCCAGCTGCACCGACGCCCGGATACGTGATGGGATCTCTAGGATCTCCATAAACGATTTGATTCGCAACCTGAATTAGCCCTGTATTATAACTGTAAGCATCTAATCCATTCAAAAGTATCGTGTTGAAATTTAGTTTACCAACCGATGTCATCTCTACGCTGGCCGAGGGATCAATCTTGTTGTACTGGGCGGTCGTATCAAAAACAACCAAATCTCTCGTGGGAGCGCCCGGTTGGGCAGAAACCATAAAAACGTGCTTGTATCCTGAATAAGGAACGCCCTCTTCCACATATACAGAATTGGTATTATTGTTTAAATTAATATCAGAAACGCTCGTCATGTTTCCTTTTACGATAGCCGTGGTGGAATTCAAAACCTGTACAACGGGGTATGAGCCGGCATTGGCTAAAGTCAAAATACTTCCAGTGGCAACGAAAAGGTCCCCAGGAACTGTAGCTTCATACTCCCAAAACTGCATCTGGGGTCTGTGATCTTGCAAGACATTAGTTATTAAGATATCAGATTGGGGTACTGCTACAGGATCAATCACTTCGAGATAGGTTCTAGTACCCGATTGTAAAGTTTCAACCTCAAACGGGGCAGGGACGTTCACGTTCGCTGTGGGATTAGTTTCTATATCTCCGGAAGTCGTTACGGTAACTGTATTGCCTGAAGCTACCGCGATAAACGGCGAGCCCCCTATTCCAGTCAATGCCAAAGCTGTCTTGGACGCCACGTTGGTAGCAGTGTCGCCGCTCAAAATTGCGACTTGTACACCGGTACCGCCTGGAGCGGGATCTGTATTACTACTGTTAACGTTGAACCAAACATAATAGGTCGTAGCATTACCAGCCGAGTAAATATGAAAATATGTGCCGGCCCCACTTAATGCGAAAGCAGATCCTGCAGGCAAGAAAAGCTCTGTTATCTGAGGCAGCCCAACGCTAGAGTCAACTACCATGAAACTACCTTGATTGTCAAGGGCAAAGTCAGTTCCTAACGTAATGATATCTCCGACCTCAGCATTGCTTAGGGTTGGCTGAGTTCCCACTCCGTTCCACTCTAGATGAAGCAGATTGTTGACAATGGTCACATTGAACTCAGTAGTTCCATCAAATCCAAGGCTTACTGGATTGTAGGCGAGATTGACTTCCTCTTCTACTGCATCTGGATTTTCAATCCAAAAACTATTATTGTACTCTCTGATGACTCTAAATTGTCCTTGGTTTAGCGATGCGAATGGCGCTCCCATTATCACAGTGTCACCTTCTGACACGCCGCTCGTAGCAGAAAAATTCCCAACAGAAAAGATAGCTCCAGTTTGCATGGTGGCATTAGGATTGGTGATTTGTATTACCGTGCCATTGCTCGATACGCCGGTAACCACAAAAGTGCCCTGATTACTATCGGCAAGGACGTTAGCGCCAAGCGCAGTTATATTTGAGGGCGAACTCACAGTGACAGCACCATTTAATGCGATCAAACTACCGTTCACAGAGGAGGGGGACGTAGACGTGATGCTGGTATGGGCAATGAGATTGCCTTCAAAAGTTCCAGAGTGTCCGGACTCAATCGTAGCAGAGCTACCAACCACCCAGTAGATGTTTGCAGCGGTTGCTCCGCCGGTCAATATCATAAGTGGAATACCGCCAGAGCCGGTGGTCAGAGTGCTCGCTATTTGAATAACATAGATACCAGCACCATTAAAAGTCATGGTGGCGTTACCGCTAGCAGCTAAACTGGCAGCGCCAGTGCTATATACGCCGGGAGTTAAAGTCTGACCATCTAAGACGGCAGAAATAGGCGTAGAAGTCATCGCATTCAAACTATTATAGGCAGCCAAAGCATCAGCTTGAGCACTAATAGATGCGCTATTGTTTATATCTTCTGTGCCAGTATAAGTTCCGGGAGGAAATCCGGTGATGGAGGTTCCGGGAGCGATACCTAAGTTGCCAGTGAGAATGCTAGAACCGGTATTGGTTATCGCAGAAGCTGCCAAAATGGCAAACGTGCCAGCCGTTCCTAGGATGCTACCGCCAGAAATCGTTATTAAATCCCCAATTGACAGTTCGGTAAAGTTCGTGCTTCCAGAAGTAATAGTAATTTGTGCATCGCTAGTGCCTGCTATGGGGACTATATTGGCGGTTCCACCGAAGGAATCATTGAAGCTAAGAGCGCTCTCAAACATCGGGTTAGTACCGACGCCAGTCCAACTCACGCATACCAATTTTCCTTGGTTTTCCACTCTGAAAGTATCGCCTTCCGTTCTAATTTGACTTCTCGGTTTTCCAAAATTCCTCTGCGTCAGATTGCTATTGGATATTACAATAGTTGATTCTCCAGTCGTCGGATCGCTCCCTATGACGGTAACGTCGGTATTATCGCTGAAACCAGTTACCTTGATCTGAGTTTGCGCCGCCTGAAGTCTAAACCATTGATCACTCGTGATTGGCTGGGCTGCCACACTATCTACGGAAACCTCGGTTAAATTATTGTTGATGTTGGTTGCAGTACTCAAAACGGGAAGGCTAACGAGATTAGCGGAACCGCCTACAATTTGAATTGATCCGGCACTTCCTAGAGTGTCCGTTGCGAGTAGAAGACTCGTTCCTCTGTCCACATAACCAACAGCTCCTACTGTGGTTAAACCTGTGACCGCTAGAACATTTAAGAAACGATAAACTTGCTCGATGGTGGTCGGTACCAATCGGAGGGGCTCGCCATTGTTAAACGCATACCATGGACCAGCCGATGGATAAGAAAGCGGGAGTTTCAAGACAAACTGCGGAGAACTGTTTACATTGCTGGTCAAGATCCAATTGACGCCGTCTAGCAATTGCACATTTTGTATAGTGAATCCGCTATCTTCGTAAGTACTTAGAGCTATTACGCCAGCGCCACTTAGTCCTCCATCATTTACCAAAGCTGCAGAGACGTAGGAGGAAAGGTTGGCATTTACGTAAGTTACGACTTGAGCTGCGGTAGTAGGAGACGGTTCATAAAAAGAAATGGCTCCATTAACTAACGTAGATGCCCCTGATTGATTTATCGCTTGACCATTGGGCATCTGTACGGAAAAACTAGTAGCAGTTGGAGTATAGCCTGCCTGAGTAGATACTCTATAAATACCAGTATTGGCGGTAAAAAATCCAGTCTGGGTGGAGATATTTACATATTCTCCGCCGGACAAGGTCAGCATAGGATTGGTTCCAAAGCCAGCAAAAGTGTAAGAGGAGAAAGTGATTGTTGCATCGCCTGTACCGCTGACCTTTGTCAAGGTGCCAGAGGCAGCGGGCGCATTTTGCAATCCGGTGGTGAACAAAGTGGTGCCGGCAACGATCGTCGTTGTGACTAAAAAATTCTGTCCGTTGTTTGAGTATATGGCTCCGGCAGTCGCGTTGGCCGAAGTAACTGTAAAAATGTACGAACCTGCCCAAACGTAAGTTACCTGCTCAATGGTAGAACTAGGAACTCCTGGCGTAACTATAACGTTCCATATGGTAGAGGCGGAGATATTAGTGGATGCTACTGCCCCACTAGCTAAACTAATGTCTACGGCTACTGTTTCGCCAACAACTACGCTGCTACCAATAGCCTGATTGGCGGAAGTCGGATAAACATACTCAACCGTAACCTGTTCTCCGCTAGAACCCCATTGTGCAGCCCTGTATAGTATGGCAGTCTCAGAAGGAGTCGGCTTAAGTACGTGCTTAGCCTGCATGTAAACTTTAAAGTTAGCGAAGTTGAAGTTACTAAAATAAGTGCTAAAGGGCGTAGTAGGGCCGGCATCGGCATCGTATGCGTTGAAGTTATTAGCATTGACCACATCTGTAGTGTTGGTCAGGGCATCGCGGTACATAGGAATCGTATAACTTTGACTGATAGCATTTCCATCTACGATGGAAACCATCGTGTCGCCGTATCCAAATTGCAAAGGGCTTCCTACGTAAAATCTATCTACGGTTCTAACCCTGTGCATGACTGGATCTGGCGCTGGGACTCCGGGCGGTGGAGGGACGATGGCTATCGTTACCGCGTTCCCTGAAAGAGAAGAGATCTGGGGAGTCTCTCCAAAATCTTGCGCATCATTTATGCCGCCGTAAGGATGGAGCATGCAGATCAAATTATTAGGATGCGTAGGATCTAAAACAACAGTAGTGCCCAAATCATAGATGAAGCTGTCGGGCGGATTAGCATATTCAGGCGTAGAAAAAGTGGAATGTATGAATAGCGGGAAATCGGCAGTCGTTTCTCGACTGTCATAGTAAGCCAATAATGACTGCTGACTTTGGCCCAATGTTCCGCTCATCAACTGTAAAAATATCCCGTTCGTGTCGGAGGTAACAATCAGCACAGAGCCCGAGGAATCCAAGGTGTTCGTGGTTATAACCAGCTGCTCTTCTAGGAATACAGAGAATACTAATTCTTCCGTCTGTGGTTGCAAATCTTCTGCTACTTGATCTAATGTCAAAGTTCCAGCAGGAACCTCGAACCTCTGCGGCGCCAAGTTGCTTCTTAAAATCACGAAACCATTTTGAAAAGTCACATCAGAGATAAGATTTACGGCGGCCCACTCTGCCGGCGTTATTAAGATATCTAAAGTGGTGGAAGTGACCGCGTGTACCCTTCCCTCAAATCTGTCAGTAGCCGGAAGTTCTACGGACCAAACGATTACGTAATCTCCGGGCAAAACATTGCTGAAAGCAGAAGGAACATTGGAAGTATATCGGATTACATTCGTGCTAGGCGTGCTGACGCTCAAAAGGGTGTTTGCGATAACTCCGGTGTTTATGAGTGTTCCGGGCGTATCAGTTAAAATCCAAACGTGGGCTGCGGCGGGCAAGGTTACACTATTACTTGCGAAAACCGTACTTTTTACGTAACCAGCAGTAGCGGCGCTTCCAGCTGATAACACATCGCCAGCAACTAGAGGGGTCACCAGTTCAAACTGAGCTGTGTTTCTATCCAAAGTAAACTGGGAAGCGGCCCCCTGAGAAGAAAGTCCCAGTGTAGCAGAGAACATTCCTTTGGTGACCAGCGTAGAGGAGCCGCCGATGGTGACGTTGGCTCTATCATTTGCGCCTAAGTTACTGGACAGTTCGATTTGATCTCCAACTACCGCAGCAGTCACTCCAGTTAAAAGATTATTAAATACCAAAGCCCAGGAGGTGAGGGTGTTGTTATTGTTGACACTTGTATAAAGTCCGGTGGCTATGAAATCAGCATTGGTGACCGTATAAGTGATGGGGGCGGTGCCATCTACCGAGAGGACCAAGGTGTCGCCATTGGCGATCGTATTCGACCATAATTGTTGTGCTTGCGTGAACACAGAAGCTGCTATGCCGTCTTGTGTGAGCGGAATGCCGTTTAAGTATAAACGAAGAGTTTCTTCAGTGCTGGTTGGGAATCCCATCAAAGTTGCAGCATCCCCTCTAGTGGTAGTGGGAACCGTTATAAAAATGGTATCCGTATCGAAATCGGCGATACCAGTAATAATTACATAGGTACCATCGTCGGATGTGGTAGCTTCGAAATTAAGGGTAGTATCTGCGTTAATGGAGGCTGTAACTTCGTATGCTGTTGCATAACCAGGGGAAACAAAATCGCTATTAGAAAAAGTATGTTGAGTTACTACTCCGCCAACAGAAACTGCTAAAGTATCCCCACTAACCAGTGCGTAAGGTTCAGCCAGAACTGTTTTAAGGAATGCTTTTACGACCGGGGCTTGATTGCCACCGGTTTGTAATTGAAAAAATTGTTCTCCGCCCAGAGCGCTGTCCACTATGGACTCCAGTGCCACACCTTGGTAGGTAGCTTCATATCCATTGCCGTTATCGATGTAAAGGGTGGCGGTACCGTTGGTATTGTTCACCAGTGAATCGGAGACAACCGTGTCAACGATGCCAGTGGACTCGGTCGCGGTTGCGCCCAATACGGCGGCTTCTACGGCGGTGGCTGTTCCAAGGCCTTGAGAGGCGAGAACGTTGAGAATCTGCGTACGAAGTTGAAGTTCAGTTGGCGAGTCCGCACCGGTAGTGAATGGTAGAGGGTTATTGACGGTAGCTCCCGTAAAAGGAGGGCTGGCAAATTGTGTGACGCTATTAGCGGGAACATTGCCCGAACTTCCAGGCGTTAAGGCTTGGACTTGAACATTATCTACTTCGGTTTCACCGTCCAGGATGACGGCCTGGGTAACCACACCATACTGAATTGAGGGAGAAATTCCAATTCCGGGAGAAACAACAATCACATTGGCAGCGACGGGTCTATTTCCACCTTGCGCTAGGATGACTGTTTCGCCCAAGTTATGATACTTAGTGGTCGGAGTTGAAAGTGTGATAGTCCAATAAGATCCTAATTGAACCGGAGGAGTCGCGTACGAGATTGGGCCTTCTACATCGGGCGTGCCGCGACCTAAATAAACCGCCCCACTAGCAGGAAATGCGCCAGCATTCGATACGTTAATCACTGTGGAACCAACGTTTGGTGCCGGAGTGCCAGAATAGACGTTGGTCGAAATTTTCGTAAAAGAGGTATCGTAGACATTCACTAGACCGGAAGCTTCTTGTGCCTGGCCAGGATTGATATCGTATTCTAGAGCAAGTCTTTGGAGGGCATCGCCGGTAGCACGCTGAACGCTATAAAGATTTAAGACTTGAAGTAAATCGCCGGAGGCGCGTGCCGTAGTTAGTGCGACGGTTTGGAAAAAATTCAAATTTACTGCGCCAATATTCCAATCGTTTACCCCGATCGCTGAGCCATACGCACTGAGCATGTCTGCGACGTACTGTTCATATGAAAGTATTACTGGGACATTTGATGTGGGGCTTGGCATATATTAAAGATTGAGTTCCTTTATACTATGTATATCATTAAGTTAAGTGGCCGTAGTTAAAGCGAAACTTATAGGCAGAACGCCCGTCTGGCCAGGAAGTTGCACTCCCACGTTTATGCCGAGTATGGGACCGTTAAGGGTGATCTGGAGGTTACTTACTCCAGCAAATCTGGGATCTTGCGTGATCATGTCATTTATGGAATTATAGAGATTCTGAAGTTGCACCTGGCTGGACGAAGCACCTGCGGTCACATTCAAGCCGAATGTTGGATCTGTAAGCATCGTGCCCGCTTGTGTGCCAAATTTAATTCTAAGTGCTTGAATTATATTAGTTATTCCGCTCGACAACTTAAAATCGCCATAATTATTGGTAACCAAATCCCCGTTATCATCTAAAAGCCAATCAACTTTTGCGAGCCCAGTGAGCGGATCGCTGGAAGTAGACGTAGGCGGTACGATGTTGGAAACATCCGGAACAGGCAGGTCGCTGGGGATGAAGATTTTTTGTTGTGAGTTGACCGTGCCAGGAAGATAGCATTGAATGTAAGAATTATTGGCTGTGGTGAAGTTCTCTAGGTCTGGTAATCCATCCAGAGTCAATAGAAAATTGGTCGTATCCAACTGTTCGATCTTGAGGATAGTCCTAGAAGAAGATGGCTGTCCGGCGCCTATCAACGTTACCATTTGGTTAACATAGAGATCATCGTTACTACTAACAACGATCTGTCTCGCTATGGCGTTGGAAAGCAACGGCAATTGAAATCCGTTTTCATCGATGTAGGGCTCACTCAGACCGTTTAAGACCGCAATTTCTAACCACAATTCGGGATCGCCCAAGTATCTAGCCGCTATACCTTCGATGGTTAACCCGTAAGGCACTGGTACCATCACTTTAGAAGTGGGAACATTGAACGCAATTCCCGCAGTACTGGCCAATCCTGCAACGTATTCCAAGCTATTTTCCACCGCTTGATCATCGATCTGTGTGCTGGCTGTCAAGATGTCATAAGAAGCCAGCATATCGTACAGAGAAGATAAAATAGAATACTGATCGATGGTGATCGGGATATAGCTAGTGGCAGGCGCGGGTAGTCCGTAAATCTGGTTATAATAAGCTGAGCCGGTACCGAAACTATTTGATAGTTGTAGTGCCAGTTGTAGTATGGTGGCTCTGTAGGCTTTCAACTGTGCTATAGTGGTCATGCTAGCTTCGTTTATGATGTTCTGCACCACGGCATTCTGTTTGGCACTCAATGAGAGAGAATTCAGCGGCACTTGGTCAAAAAGCAGATAATTAGCATTGGGATTTGATAAAATATTTTGAGCAGGATTCAAGGCTTGATACGAAGACGCGTTCGGTCCCAACTGTCCATTGGATACTGCGGCCTGAGTTAAACCTTCTATCTGCGCGGACTGAGCAGCAATCGTTTTAACGGCAGCCACCGTTGCTGGGTCACTCACGTTGGATAAGATAGAAGTGGATAGGGCGGTTATTGCTGAAGCTATGGCACTACTATAGTCCACCGCTATCTGAGATGGAAGATCGGCTGCCGTATTAACGACACCCGCGAGCCCTTTTACAAACAAGACCGTTTGCTGCAAAGCATTCAAAGGCGCATCGATATCTGAACGAACTGCCTGAAGCAGATTTATGGAGGCGCTAAGCACTTGTTGCGCTTGGCTAGCCGTATTCAAAACTCGCTGCAGAATCCCAGGGCTTAGCGGCTGATTATCTGGGTTAGTCGGCGCCGTGGTCTGCATCAAGTTGATTCGTCTCCAAGCTTTAAGCTGGAAACGATAATTGAATGCCATTGGATTCGGAGAAGCGCTCTGCACCCAATCGTACAAAACTGGAGTGACCACATAGGACTGGTTCTGCTTTGGGATATCAAAAACTAATCGCCAAGAAGCGTTGGCCGGATCTCTTTTGGCTTCCACGTACTGCTCCAGGAACTGCTGCAACATCAGGGCTTGATAGTAGCCGGTACTGGTTTGTCCATATTGAGAAGTCTGAGGCAGTAGTGAGGCTGGCTTATTGGCCGCAGCGCCCGTGGTGGCCGTATTAATGACATTTGAGACCTGGTTCACAACGCTGCCCAGAGCGTTGATGGTACCGCCAAAAACCGATTGTAGTATGCCCGGCGTGCCAGAGGGCTTCGTTACGCTAGACCTATAGGGCCAAACTCCCATGGTTCCTTGGGCGCTTATGAGTTTAAAGCGTGAGCCCGAGTGCTCTTCTAGGATTCCTCTTAGAGTCGCAGAAGTCTGGATGGCAAATTGTTCAGTAATTGTGAGCTGTTGTGGCGTAATGGGGAGTTGAAAGGTCCAAGTGGAATTTGGAGTATTCCAAGTGATTAGGGCACTTCCTGTACCGGTCACGAAAGAGATGGCGGGATCGGCCAGTCCGGTGCCGCCGGAATTTTGATACACGACTTGATTATTTGTGGAATCGATGACCAAAAGTCTGTAAGGGAAGAGAGAATCCCAACGACTTGGATCTATTTGAATAGATTGGAAAAACTTGCTCGATATGTTGCTTTTTTCCCAGGGCAGAGCTACGAAGTTGGTCGTGTTGCTGTTGACAGCAGTCACGATTCCGGCAGCACTTTTTACTGTTTGTACTGCTTGATCTAAACCCAGGTTTAAGCTATCGCCGATCGACATATATTAAAGATTGCCTTTTGGGGAATATGTTAAGTTATTGAAAATAAAGCACTTAATTCACAGAAAATACTGGACAAACATCAAGGTGACTAAGTCGTACAAGCTGTGACCGATTATTACGGTCCCCATTCCATTACGTTCTGCGCAACCAACAGAATACGGAATATAAAAAGAAAGCAACATGGCTATTGGGACGGATTGATAGGTGTGCCCTAAGCCGAATGAAACCATAGTCAAAATTAAGGCTGCCCAGTTAGCCACTTTGGCCCATTTCTTAGTATTTCCAATTAGCTGTCTCAAGATAAGGAGTGGAAATCCGTGTGCAAGATCTTCCCAGAAGGTTGTGAGTGACGCCAAGGGCGGTATCAAGGTTACACCGCCCTTTGGCCCTTCAATTCCGTTATAGCTAGCGATCTTATACATGACCATTCTTATCGCTGTGACAAAGACCAAAAATCCGATCCACTTCAGCAGAGGTTTCTTCTCGACTCTTAGCATCTTCTTCTTACCAGCTATCATTGCAGCCGAAAATACTAAGACGCCAAGTGCCCACATTGGCCACATCATCTCCGCAATCATTTTCATACTTAATTGAGTCATTTGTTCCTTATGATATCGTTCCCGTCCCAGAACCAGTTCCCGATATCGGAGGGGGAGTGCCGCTTCCGGTGATAACCAAAGTTCCAGTGCCGGAAGAAATTATATTATTTGCTACCCCAGTTCCAATGGCAGTGCATAGATTCGGCAAGTTGGAGCCATTTGCACCTTGCGCTTGCATCTGGGACAGTATGTTTGCGCTCATTGCATTGGCTGTCACTTCTATGCTGCCTATCACTATCGTACCGGTCCCAAGGTAAACGGGGGCATCTATAGAGTTCAAAGTTGCTGCGCTCGACAAGTGCGACACCACAGCACTCATTATGGCATTCATTAAGTTGGCAGCGTTACTTCCCTGACTCGACATCAAGCTCAAAGCGATCGATTCCATGGTCGATGCCGATAGCCCAATGATTCCTATCCCGATACCCGTTCCAGATCCGGGTACGATGCCGACGTCGAATGTCGTAAAGGCTTGACCAATTATGGACATTACGATGCCTTGGCCGATGGCATCGCAAAACTTTGAGAGATTCGAACCATTAGCTCCAAAGCTTTGCAAATTCGTCTGAATCAAATCCGCCAATACTAAGGCCGATAAAGCCATTTAGGTACCCGATTTTACGTTTGGCACACCGATGGTCGGAACGCCGAAAATACTATCCACAACCGGATCAGTTTCTGTCGTCAGCACCATTCCGCCGTCTCCATTCAAATTTATTTCTTCTGCGGTAACGGAGCACGTACCATTCACTGTCGCATTAACATCGCCAGTGACATTCAAATCTAAATCTTGATTTGTAGTTAAGGTGGCCGTTCCATTCCTATCCAATCTAAACGTTATGGTGGAATGTTGAATCTGAAATGAACCATCCGTCTCTATGGAAACTACGGTATTGCCCTGAGAACTATCTACCACATTGCCATCATTGTCGGTTGCGCCTTTGAAAGTTAGTGTGGCACTTCCGTCATTGGCAACCTCGATGTTGAGTCCGTTGTATTCTCCTTGCAAGTAAGGTTGAGTATTTACCAAAGTGGTGGGCCTATCAGGATGAGTAACAGCGCCAATTATGATGGCCTTGTCGGACATTCCATCCAGGCACTCAATCAGTACAACGGCACCATTTTGGTTTGTGGTATTAATCAGAGCCGCTGCGCCACCTTCTCGAATCCTAAGGGTCTTTTCCAAAAAATCTGGTATGGAGCCCATGGCTTCCGCAGAGATGCAGTTTCTGTAAGTTACTACACTGGAGCCCCGATCTTCATTCTGCTCGAATACTAGAACGTCGTACTCCGTGGTGAGTTTAGTTAAATTATTCGTATCGGAGGCAACGTACGCTCTAACCACGATGCCCATTCTTAGGGAAGTGTTACGATAGCTCTTATTGAAACCCGCTATCATCGAGCGTGAGTTGACGCTAACCAATCCCGAAGGCAATACCGTGCCATTATCTAAGAAGTTATCCATTGTTGCCTCCGTTTTTATTTGGAGTTAGACTGGGTTGCGGAAATGGTAGATCCTCAAATATTGGATTGTCCAGGTTGACTGGTCTTTCTAGTGTATCCTGACTCTCGGAAACTCCAGGCAGAATCTGCTCATTTTGATAATCTGCCGTTCTTTCCGGGTACGCCCCCGGATAAGACATCTCGCTGTACACGGTGCCCTGGGCGTTACTATCGACGCTGACTCCATGGCTTAAACTCAAAATAGTTCTGAATCTCTTTTTCCCATCCATGGGATCTATTTGAGCCGCATGAACGACTTGCTCGATGTGAAACACGGTACCGGCAAACTCCAAATTGTCACCTACGGTGATCGGCTCTACTACCCCTATGATCTCCATGGTCCCGTTGATCTTCAGGTGCCCGCCTATCACGGCGTCTCCATAAATTTGTGCCCAAATTTTGGCAAAGTTAGCCGTGGTGGTCGGTAGATCTTCAAACTGATTCTGCACCACTATAGGTCTTAAGCCGCTTCTGATGACATCATCTTTATCGAATATATAGTTTCCATCGGCCGTCTCATTTGACATGTCGATACCGTTGCTGCTGAAGGTGGACTTTGCGTAATACTGCACAAAATTCACTCTTGCAGCCTCGTCCGTGCCCAGATCTGCGCTAAATACTGACTCTGAACCGATTTTCCATCTCGGTAAAGTTAAGAATTGAGTAACCGGGACACCATTGCCAATAATAGTTCCGGCGGCGGCCCCTACTGCTGCTGCTCCAACTCCTATTCCCAAAATCTGTCCTACAAAATCTTCAGAAGTAAAAGGGATCTGTCTAAAAACGATGGTAGGCATCACGTTTCCAGTATCAGGGTCCACTCTAAAGGCGCTGTACAGTTCATTCAACGGGGAATTAGTGTATTGATTCAGTATGGACCAGAGAGTTACTTGGTTCCAATACTCAGGTTTCAAAACTGTATTTCCACCGCAGAAAGTGTCCGTGTAATAAAAATTTGGATATCTCTGTACATCACCATTTAGATTCGAAGGATTCATTCCATCTTCAAGTGTCTGCACTTGTCCAGAGGAATACTGCTGAACTCCAAAAATAAAGTTATAAATATCTTTTGCGGCCAAATTCGAAGCCGACGTGCTTATTCCCAATAGTTTTCCCACCATCAGAGGGACTAAAAATTGAACATTTGGGCTGACAACAAGTCCATTGACGCTCTGCGCATCCGGGTTAACTCCAGAACCTATTAAACTCTGAATCAGGAAGGCGATGATCTCCTGCACGTACGGTTTGCCGGAAAGACTTACGAAATTTGCCCAGGCGGCAGACAGATTATTGATGAAAAGAGCTTGATTGGCCAAAAGTTGAGGCAAGATGAGATTTGGGTTAAAATAGATCGTATTATTAAATTCTGTGAAAGCAAAACCATCTATCTTAATCAGAACAGTTCTGGTACCAGTAACGGGGTCTACTCTAACAGTTTTTCGTACGCTTTGGACCTTGTAGAAACCTTTAAATCCGTCCGTTTGCTCATTTATGGCCTGGTTATTCGTGGCCTTGATGGCGACAGCTCTAGCATCGGATTCCCAATTGAGCATATTAACGAACACGAAGTCGCCAGGATGCACAGCGTCTGAATAATTGACATCCGTTTCTACCAGTATAGCCGACATACTGTGAGTCAGATTTCCCTTGCTAAAAGTTGTGGACACACTTATGCAATCATTCTCGACCACCAAAGGAGGGCGAATTGCGCTGGGGCTGGACATTGGAGTTCTGAGCGTATCTCTATACTCCCATCGAACGAAAGTAAGAACCCAAGTAGGACTTGTCTGGTCGATGAGTCCTATGGTAGAACCGCCTTCTTCTGGAGGCACACTCGTGCTTCCTGGTTGGCCAGTACTGCCGGGAGGTTTCGGTCCCAGCAAATAAGTGTATGCTTTAGTATTAGCCATTATCTAGTTACTTGATCTTGGGTTTTTTTACTACTTTTGCCCATCATATCCGAGAGTGCTTTTTGCGCCGATGCTCTATCCCCTTCTGCAGTGAATCTTAAAACTGTGGCAGACATCATGAGCATTTTTGTCCATTCCGAGACCGCATCTTTAGAAGGAACCATTACGTCTCTAAATTCTCTAAAACTTTCTAAAAATTGCTGTGAAACTGTTCCAGAAGCAGCAACTGCCGTATCCGCCATCCTATCGGTACCAGCGATCAGCGTAGAAAAATAATCTCCAGTTCCCCCGCTAGGACCCCGACCCAAAACTCCCATTTCCGCCGCAGTCTTTTCTTGCGAACTTTTATAGGGAAACAAGAAAGGAACTTGTTTTTGAATTTTTCTCCACGTTTCAAAATGTTTTTTACTCAATCCTGCGACACTTTTGGGATCGCTTGGGTTAAAACTTCTGCCCTCTTGAGAATTAGCAAATTCGTCGACTTCCTGCTGGTTCAATCCCATAGCCGATAGCATCGATTGCCTCTTGGCAGTTCTCAAGGTGCCAGCTAACTCTCCGGCGGTCATTCCGACCTCCCTCGCCGCCGCAATTATATCTGGATTTGATGCAATCAAATCTTTTTCGGGCATCTCCATAAATTCGCCAAATCCACCGTATCCCATCTTTCTAAGTCTTGGATTTTGCTGCATCGCTGCCGATTGCAGGGCGCCCATTCTTCCGCCTGTTTGTGAGGATATCGCTTGAGCTTGTTCGTAAGCCCCCCTAGCTCCTTCTATTCCTTTGACCGTCATCTCACCGCCTGGCAGAAATCTAGAAAATCCCGCAAGTACTTGCGCAGCATCAGCTGCGGTCTTGACTCCTGCCCCGGCCAACACTTCAGAGGCAGCGTCTGTGAAACGCCTCTGTTCTTCCCTGAACTCACTCTTGTCTAAGCCAGCCTTGATGGATTCTTCCATCAATTTTCTAAAGATTTGCCTAGACGATTCATCTCCACCTGCCGTACCGCTGATTCTGCCTAATACGCCACCAGCGTTAGTCATATCGAAACCACGCTGAGACTGCAGTCCCAAATTAGATAAGCCTCTCATGCCTCTGGTAGAACCGCCGCCCGCTTGGATCTGCGCCGCCATACCAAGGCCTAATTCTGGATTAAACCCCGCGTTGTTCATTCTTTCTTGGAATCCGCCGCCACCGAAATAGCCTTGATCGGATAGGCCCATCATTCTCTGGGCTTGCAAGTCTCGCATGAAGTTCTGCTGGTACATGTTAACGGCGGCCATCTTTCGTGGATCATTTTGCATGTTGGCTTGATAAACCGATTGCGCATTCTCCATCTGAAGTTGCATCTGCTGCGCCTGGAACGCTTGCTCTGGCCTGCCGTGACTGCCGATGATGGCGCCAAGCGGTCCTAGCATCGCGGGGAGAACCATGGTCATGAGGCCTGTTGAAGTGGTCAATCTCTGCTTCAATTCAGTTATGGGATTTTCTCTTTCTTTTCTTGCCTGCTCTAAGGCATTTCTCCACTCTGGACGAAACGCCATGGTTTTGATCATCTCTCCGCCCTGTAATCCTTGGAGTTGATTTCCAAGTAAGCCCTGGGTAGCGGCACCGGTAGCGACGGCTATCTGCCTAGGTAAAGATGGAAGCTGCGACATGGCAGTTACGACTGCGGTCGCGATTCCTGCAATCGTGGTAGGGATACCGATTCCCTGGATCAACTGCTTCATCATCCCCGGACCACCTCCGCCGGCACCTCCGAGTGCTTGGAGTCCCTGCGGGATGAATTTTTCTTGATTCTTGATTTCTTCTGTTAAACGAAGTCTTTTTTCTAAATTTTGGAGGACACGATTGTCATACTTGTCTTGCTCCGTTTTACCTTTTAGGTCATCCCTTCTAATATTTTGAAGAGATTTCGCGATGCGCTCTTCCTGCTGAAGATTACGAATATTCTTCTCGTAAGCCTGGGCAGTAGTTCGGATAGTAAGTTCGAGTTCTCTTCGGGCCTTGGCGATGTCCTCAGACTTTGGCATAGGCACGATTCCACTCATACCTTGCTTCCCCATAGAAGAAGCAATGCCGGATTGGTTCATCATTCTTTTGATGGATTCTACTGCTTGCGGTAGTTCGGAGGTATCAATCCGGGCCTGAAAGACAAGAGATTTTCGAGTATCTGCCATTATTTCACCAACTTAGCTGATTTTATGTGACGAGGAAGCATATACTATAAAGATTCAGGTCTCCCACACATCCTATATCATGGAAAAAGTTTACTAATCACATAAGATTGGTTAATAATTTCTAATAGTTAACTTTTCTATTGACTACCGAGAGGAATTATAGTTACATAAGGATAGGAGAACCCATGCATACTGTAAAAATTAAGAAATTACACCCCGATGCCGTGATACCAAAGTACGCCACCTCGGGCTCTAGTGGATTTGATTTTGTAACTATCGAAGATTATAAACTGTATCCGGGAGATACCGTGCTTATCAGAACTGGACTATCGATGAGTGTAGGAGAAGGCTATGAACTTCAAATTAGACCTCGTTCTGGTCTTTCCCTTAAAACCTATCTAAGAGTGGCCAATGCTCCTGGCACCGTGGACTCAGATTACTCGCTTGAAATTTCCGTAATAATGACAAATACTTCTCCCTCTTATGATTTTGGTCTTGGAAGTATAATTCATATTAGCAAGGGAGACAGAATCGCTCAGGGCGTCATTTGTCCTGTCGTCAAAGTTAATTTTGAAGAAGTGGAAGAATTAGATACATTCGAAAGAATCGGCGGTTTTGGAAGTACTGGGGTCAATGTTAACGATCCAAAGAACGCTCTCAAAATCATACAGACTATTAGAGATTTCAATTCGGAAAAGAAATAATGAGAATTCATCGCTTAGGATTCGGAATCGCTGCCGGGCCACACTCTTGGGGAATTCACCAGGGACATTGCTATTGCTGGCTTTTAGATCTTGGTCCATTCTACGTAACTTGGCTCGGCTACGAATGTTTGGCTGGGATTTATAAAGAGAGGGCTAGAAGGTATCGTATAAAACGATACTTAAAAGATAGAAAAAAACGCCCCACTTAATTTATTCAGAAAGTTTGTCCCACAGGAAGAGATTTTCTAATTGTTCCTCTTCGGACATAGCGGAAGTTATCAATTCAAAATCTTCGGGATAAGAATACAAGACGGAATCATACCGGTTACCAAAAGACACCGTCAGCCATAAATAGCCGCGATTGTCTTTGGAAACCTTTTCTACTGTGCCAATATTTCCTGGTTTAATTCCAAGCCACAAATCATTTCCTACATACTTTACCTTGTCCCCAACTTTAAACATCCGTTTCCCCATGAATAAACAAGGACAGACTTGCACTGCCTTCTTCTCGATAACTAATCGAGGCTTCACTATTCAAAGCTTCTTATTTAATCAAATCAGTTACTTATATAAAGATTGCGCTTTGGTCTTAATCATTCTGCCTTCAAGAATCAGTCTATGAAAATCTTTCTTCCAGATTCTTCGCGGCCTAGAGCGTTTCAGCCAAGTCTTCTTATGCGGATTATCTCGGCTAGTAACCAAGATCTCTACTCCGCACACGTAGTAAGGAGTTTCCGCACTTTCGATGATGAACCTATAAACGTAATCGTTGATGACAAAATGCCAGATGGTGTGTCCGTGCCTGTCGGTCATCTCGAAGAAGATCCTCTCTGAGTTACTCTCGCACATGAAATCGAATGCATCGGCGTAAAAGACGTCGCCCTTCTTTGGGGGATTAAAGCAGAGAGAAATCTTTGTTTTCAGGCTCTCAAACATCAACGCTTCTTTTTATCCAGGCTATTGATCAAGGAAAAGTAAACCTTAAGATGCTTCTTAAAGTTCCTATTTAAATACTTACAATGGCATTTATCTTTCACGCCATTCTTGTTACTGGGTTTGTGTTCTTCGCAGTTAATATCGAGTTTCATAGATCCTCCATCTTCATGATAGACCAAGAAATGAGACTTTGCAAGAACTATTTTTCTTCAAGGATCTCGAGAACTTTCTCGACGTTCGCCTGAGTTAGACCGACGTAGGGGTTGGTTTGGACCAAATGATCGCGGAGAGGGACAAAATCATCGTGATCATCTAAAATGGCGAAATTCTTCACTTCTGGATGCCTATCGAGCCAGCATTCCACCTGATAGCCTCTGTGATCACGGGAATCAGGGCTAACTTCATGGCCCGTAATATCCAAAATACGGCGCGGGTCAATTCCGTTCGCCTTGAGCACATCTTTCACAGCTTCTAAACCATAAGTACGCCAAGAACTGGAAACCACGATCTTTAAATCTGGGACTTTATTAAGGAGCATCTCCAGGTTGATACAGGCCTGTTTATTGAACTGATCTTTTCGGGCAGAATTCACCGGATGAGTATTTAGGCATCCATCAAAATCGAGGAAGAGAATTTTCATTTGAGACCCCACTTCTTAAGCAAGGGCTTTCTTACGCGTGCCGGGATGCTTTTGTCGGACATGAAACTTTTGCCTTCCAAATGATCGCATTCATGCTGAAAGGCTACGGCGTGAATTCCTTTTAAAACTGCTGAATACTGTCCACCCTTTTCGTCCTCATATTCGACTTGAATCCATTCGACCCTGGAAGGAACCAAAACAAAGGTGCCCTTGGCGGACAGACATCCTTCTTTAATGTTGGCAGATTTTACTGACTTATTTACAATTACAGGATTGACGATATTCATCCTACCGTCGGGGCCATCCATTACGAACATTTTGTGCAATAAACCGACCTGATTCGCAGAAAGTGCAATGCCCTTCTCCTCTAGCATAGTTTCATACATCGAATCTAACAACACTTTGAGCTCTTCGCCAAAAACTCTAACTTCATAGGTAGCGGTGGACAGGAATGGATTTGGAAATTGTAAAACTTTCACGATGCACTTCTTTCCGCCAAGCTCCAAAACATCAACAGTAGAACGGTACTCCAAACTGCAACTGCAAATAATTTTTGCTTAATTTCCTTTTTCATCCTTAGACTCGTCTATCATTTTCTTCAGATTTTCAAGCCCCGCATCCAGATAGTGCTCGCTTTCTTCGGCGTACTCTCCGTTTACGAGCAGCATTTCCCTGAAAGCGCTATCGGCTTCTTTGCGAGTTAATTGTTCTTTTTCTAAAGCGTAGCAAATATTACACACGTTATTTTACAACCTCAAATATTTGTTTTCCAAGTCCTTGCATCCTAGCTTTCATATTTTTCGATCCGGGACTTTTTGAATCCCAAATAAGCAAAAGACAATCCGCGTAAGCTGCCATCTCCCGGTTCCTTCTGGGACCAGCGAGCTTCCCGTACTTCTCCCAATCTGCCGGGAAACGCTTTAAGGGTATTTTGTATCGTTTGGCGAACTCTATGGCGCTAGAATCTATGCCCGAAGCGCAACCGGAGACGATCTCCTCTATCTCATAAAGGATGCCAAATTTGTCAATGATCTCAAAGAGTTCATCGTGCTGCAACCAGATGTCCCGGGAACCTGCGATTATGATCTTCACTGTATTAAGATTCCCTCAATGATCATCACTATTTGTGTGATCATCTAAATAAATTTCGCTGATTAATTTGAGCGCCTTCTTACTCGACGCATTCGAATAATTAGTCCTAGCCTTTATCACAACGCCTTCTCTAACCTTTTCCTTAGGACAGTATATGCTGGGGCCCATGGATAGCTCCTTGGCTAGGGCAGCATTGAAAACGCCCCTATATAAAACAGGCACAAAGTCGAATCCGCGCTCTCTAGCATAGGCCTCAACCTGTTCAGGATCTAGGTATTCTTGTGAGCCGTCTTCTCTTTCCACCTTCACGTCGAACAAAACGAAATGATGTTCTTCGTGACCATAAGTGTAGTTGGCCTGCACGCCTCTTCCGATCAACTCACCAAAAATTGTCTCTCCTGGTTTCAGCTTACTAAAAGCGCCTACTTTTTCCAAAACTTCCTTGTAAATATCCTTTCCATAAAAACCCTTATTGTTCGGTCTATGCTGTAGTTGGACATTATTTGAGCCCCAACAATATTCGTAGGCCGGAAGTTTCCCGAAGAACTTGAGAATCTTTTTCCACAGAGTATTCGGGACCGTCCTAGCATAACTGGACCTGCAACACGATCCGTGAAGTTTCTCTTGAATTACAACATCTTGGCCATCAAAGTAGCTCGGGTACCATTGGAGCCGATCAATTCCGCCGTATTTGTGGAATCTAGCATTTTCCAAAGGTTTATTTCTTGGCATCTGGAGTCTGGGGCCAGTTTTGTCGCTGGATTGAGGCACGTACTTCGTGATCCCTAAGATCTCAGCCAAATTTTGTTCCAATTGTAGATATTCGGGGTTGACTTTGGATGCCACGTCTTGTGGATCGATGATTAATCCCTGCGAGGCAATTTTTCTGATCCGGATTTGACGCACTCTACTTCTTGTTAACTTCACCTTACTGTCAGATGGGAACAAAATTGACTCCAGCCAGGTGGGCAAGATGCAGTCTACGGGTGCGTAGATTACACGGTCTCCCACTCGATATTTGCCACGCTGTGTAATGATTTGAAAGCCGTAGACATACGCCAAGTCTAACCGATCGGAATTAGGGCAGGGTTCGATTCTAACGATAGCAGTCAAAGGAACCTTGAAAAGGCTTCCATCTTCAACTACTGCAGCTTTTGCTGCTTGCTGAACTTTTTCAGCTCTCTCCCATTTTGGTATATATTCAAACATCAATCTTCCCAGCCTCTCCTCGACAGTCCAAGACCGTAACCCCATGTTTCCTAAGCATATCGATGACGGTGATTCTATCTTCCACCGCAAACAAAAGATTAAATTTAGTTTTTACTTCGAATTCGTACATTACTTCCTTGGTGATGAAATCTTTTCTACGATCTCCCAGATATCTCATGTGAATCTCATCCCAAGCCACAAATCTATCATGGAGCCAACGCTCAGTTTGTTCTTGATATTCTCTGGATCTCGCGGTACAAATTAAAACCTTAACATAAGGATAATAAGTAGCGTTGGCCAAGGCCCTGCACCATTCATTTACTGGATCATTGCCAAGTTCAGAATAAAATCCAGCCCAATCTTTCTTTTCTTTTTGCAAATAATGTTCTCTCGCAGAGGCGTCCGAGAGTGTCCCATCTATGTCTATCCAGCAAGCCGAGGCCTTGGGTCCCTCGGGCCATCGCCTTTCGACAGAATCTGCCTCTTGGTCTTCCACTCTTTCGTACTTAGTAAAAAACATGTTTAGAGCAGATTGAGCGGCATCGCCATCTTTAATGGTCTCATGATCTTTGCGATTCAGGCATCTTTCTAGACAAACTTGGTATGACTCATGCAAAACTATAATTTTTGTTGAATAGCCGTTAGCCTTAGCAACATCTAGATATCTAGAGCGCTGTTTCTTGGAGAAATTAAGACGATCGACAACGATATCCCTGCCATCTTTGACGGCTTCTTCGAAAAGGGCTAAATGCTGTCTGCCGCTGACGTCCTGACTAATCCGTACGTATCCATTAGCAACGTGCTCTTTGGCAAGAGTCGATTTTCCAGCTCCGGGTGGGGCTACTGTTAGAATAAGTTGCTTACTCACGAGAATTTCTCTCTGCGGGTGCACCAAACCAGCGGATAAAGTCAGACGTGTACGGCTGAAGTAGTCCCGCATTTTCTTTACATGCGTACCGAGTTACGGGTACGAGATAATATTGGAAATTGCTTTGACGCTTTTCGTGATAAGCATCGCAAGCCGGCGAGGGTTTGGAGAATCCAAACAATAAGCCTGCCAAGTTACACAAGAGAAGCACCCCTATGAGGACAGCCAGGATGCCGAAGCTGAATCCGAGCAATGAAGCGGCTACGATTCTCAACACTCTTAATACGCTAGACACGATCAGGCTCCCATTTCGATACTGGATACTCTGGATTGCATTCTTCACAGTTACATCTCATCGTACACCCGCCGCCCCATGTATAATCTTCTCCGACAAAAGTTTTGGCCGGCATAGCAGGCGGCAACATTCCAACCTCTTCCAGCTTCCTTAGAATATAGTCAGCATCCTCAAGCTCATTAAGAGCTTCCCAGATGATATTTAGGGCCTGACTACGCTTCACTGCCTTCTTCCTTTCCGAACAATTGATCGATATCCTTGGCCGCTCTTTCCTGGTATGGATCTAGCTCCTTTTTAATTTGAGCAAGAAGATCGCCTTCCTGACACAGAGCCGCATGTTCGAGGCTTTCCGTGTAATACTCTAATCCAACAGCAAAGCAGGTGATTTTCTTAATCCCTACAGCTGTTAAACAATTCTCGAATGAAATCGCTGCCCTGGAGCCCCAGGTGATAGCGGTCTCTTTTTGAATCTGATCCAAATTTTTCTCCGATAACTCTTTCCTAGCTTTTTCTAAGTCTAACATCTTACTTCTCCTCTTTTGGACAATGAACCTTGGCATAATCTTTCTGGTCTTCGAAGGCAATAGATTCGTCCTGTCCATAGAAATATTTGCCAACATAGCCGACTAGATAAGAATAATGCCCCACTTCTCTGATCACGTAGCTCTGGCTCTGCCAAGGATCGCTGTGGAGCGCCCTAATGCATTGCCCAACTACGAACAAAGCTTTAATCACTTTCCTTCTCCCAAATAAATTTTGTCTGGAACAAAACTGGGCAGGTCTCTTCCTTTGGCGGTTTCATCCCCAATTCTTCTACTTTAGCCAAGATAGCGGTGGCCATGTCCTTATCGGACAATAGCGCGGTATCTCTGATAACTCTTGCAATCTCATCGATTGCTTGCGATTTCTTCATTGGTCCTCCTTCGCCGAGGCGTAAAATAACATGGAGAAAAATCCAACGATTTCTCCAGTCGTCAAAACCATCTTGAATGAAACTGGAAACGGAGCCCCCATAAGACACATCAGATTCAAGGCCATAATGCCTAGCAGTAAAAATACAATCGCCACGGTCACGAGTCCACGTTTGATATTCATTTAAAGCTCTCGTTCAAAAGGTAAACGTATTTACCTGTAGATTTATTAGAAGTAGAGATATCTCCTAGATTATCTTCCCATTGTCCTTCTGGTAGCTTATCTTTGTCCGGGTGCCCTGACCAATCCATGCAGAGAACAACCGTAGCATCCTGGTTACATTCTTTTAAGCGTTCAATCAAGCTCCCTACTGTCATGGTTATTCCTCAGGTTCCGTAATCCATTCGTGCAAAAGATACGTGGTTCCCATATCATCCATCGCATAGACTTGTCCGTAAAACTCCAAGACTTCCGGATTTGGTTCAATGACAGCAATTTTTACGATCTTTCCGTGCAAATCCTTCCAGTCGAACTGTCTTATGGCTGACGCCTGATAAATCATTGCTTCTCCTCGGTACAATTGAGACGAATGAGTCGACCTTCCTGGCCAATAACAAATATTTTGCTAAGTTGTAAGCCAGAGATCTCTCCTGTTATCTCGTGAGTGGTAAAAAATATTTTTTCTGCATTCTCTAACCGCTCTCGAAGCAATCGGTTGGCTTCATCGATAGAGATAAATGGTTTTCCAAGGTAAGGATTGTCGTTATGTATTAAGTATGTCTCGCAGTCCTCTGCTTTGAATTCCAATTCTTTTAAATCAATCATTTTATCTCCTCAATGCAGACGAGGCGGGCGACGTGAGTAGCCGTGGGCAATCCTTCTGAATGGATCACGTAAAATGTATGTGGAATTCCATAAATATTCCCATCGAATATTCCCCTAACTTCCGTTGCTCTTCCAAGTCGTTCTCGCAATAGGCGATTTGCTTCTGATACCACTAATTTAGACAGTTCTTTGTCGACCATTTTCACGTATCCGTCGCCATCTGGATCGGTGGTTATGTAATTGAAGTCTTCAATTTTAAATTTCAATTCTTTCAAATCTAACATTTCTTATTCCAATCCCAATTTCCAACCTTTATCCTTCCCACCCAAAATGGTAACAGCTTTTACAGCCAAAGGCAACGTTAATCCGACGTTCCAGGTGGATTTTACAAAATTTGGCCCTTCTTCGTACGGATTTGGCTGGAAAGGCGGTCCAATATAATTGTCGTCTAAAATTACATAGTTAGTAACTTCAGGATGAGCTTCGAGCCAGGTGTCAATCTCAACGCCGCGCTCTGCGAATGGTATGCCCGGAGTCTTATCGATAACTTTAGAGCCCGGTATGCCGTATTCTGTCAATTTATCCTTAAGCCAGTCCAGTTCGAACAGATTGCGCCAAGAACTCGATATGACTATCTTCGCATCTGGCACTTCATCCAGGATATATCTAAAATTGGATGTGCACACTTTACAGAGAGTCTGGTTGACAGGAGGAAGATCATCAAAGATCGTGTTTTCTTGGCGGATGCGATCTTCCAATAAGAAAGAAGCGGCGGAATTTAGCACACCATCGAAATCGCAGAACACAATCTTCATAAATGTCCCACTAATTCCTTCACTTTCTGGACGAAAACGGCACGTTTCTCTTCCATAGTACCGCGAATGCCGCCTATGGTGATAACCGTATTTGCCAAACACATGACGAACCTGAACTCCGACCTATGCACGAACCTGTAATCTATCATGAGTACTGCAAAATTAGCGAAAAACAAGAAAGCGATATACAGAAGCGTAGAGAGCGCCAGACTCAGGTGATAATTTCTGTACAGTTTCTTGAGTTTGGCGTATTGCTCGTCTGTTAATTCATCACGTTTTATCGCCATTTTGGGTTTCCTCGCTTTCCTTTTGGTTTACGAAAGGAAAATTTACCGTCATGACCCCGTTTCTTAGCCATTTCCTTGTCACTTATCTTCACCATGGGCTTCTCTGGCGTCCCTAGAACTCCACTTATATACATAAAAATGTCTTGGAACGCCGTAACCGGGTCTTTTACGCTCTGAAAGCCCCAATCTTTGAGTCTAGGATTAATGATAAGCTCTTTTGCCTTCCCTACCTTGTACTCTCCATCCAAATAATCGCCGTAGATAAAAACTGGAGTCTTTTTATCCACAAAAATCTTGAGCAATTCCGGATTATTGAGATATTCATTGAAACAGGCGCCAAGTTCCCTATCGTGCCAGAAATACCGCACATTCCTAGTTCTCTTTATGACTTCTTTTTTATCATAGATGATAAATTTTTCCGTCTGCAAGAGAGGATAAAGTTTACCACAAAATCCAATGATTCGGGCACCCTTGAATTCGCTTTTTTCGAAAAAACCCTCAGACCACATCGGAGGGCCCTTCTTATAAATTAGGCGTTCCTGCTTACGATTGTAGACTACGGTCTTATCGATGCCAAAAGATTTAATCGTATCAAAATAATCGCGTTGTCCCCCTACGATTAACATTGGTATCTCTCTATCATCTTGTCCACGTAAGCACCCATCTTAATTGGATCTATGCCTTCTACGACCAAAATCTCTATGAGCTGATCTATGGCCTCATCCGCGTCTTCCGTTCTGAACTTATACTTTAGAAACTCAATCTGAGTCTCACTCAACATAACATCATCATCGATGGGCGTCATTTTTCGGATTCTTCTCCGCTAACAGAGAAAGAAGAATTCATGACAACTCCGCTTCCTCTTTTGAACTCATCGTAGTGCGAACCATAGAATGCCTTCCAGGCTTGCTCGCTTTCTTCCTGGCTGGCTTCTCCGAGATAAACGCAACAATTCCTACACACTTTAGAGGGCTGCATAGCTCCTGGACGCCAGGAATACATCGCGACATCGAATTCTGTGTGTTCACATTTTGCTTGCAATTCCGCAATCTTGGCCTGCATCTCTTGGATTAAGAGATGGTACTCCGAGACCGTCTTATCTTTCTTCGCGAATAACTGTTCGTAAAAGTCTTTTTTAAATAATTTCATCATTACCTCATTTTATCGGATTTGCTCAAGCTAATCAAACTTTATTTTACTAATTGAGCTAGATAGCTTGCGTAGTGTACATGACTATGACTACTGAAAACACTCAAGATGGCGGCAATAACCATGGAGGATTTGAGTAACCCAGGAAGTCTATCGAAGCTAGGTATACCCTTCGTGTGGACCGAACTGGCGATCACAAACGAAGCCCATACGCCAAAGTGAATTACGTAGGCGTGGAACCAATTGATGAGGTAGCTCATCCCAGCCTCTCAGATAGGTACTCAGAGCATTCCTTGAGAACACCGCGCACGTACGTTTTATCGTTCAACTTCCTATTCAAACCAGATGGATGCGGCAGCTCGAAGAATTCTAAGCTGGCTTTCTTTGCCGCCAGAGCTGCATATCTGCCCAGCGCAACTACCGCGAACGGCTTAGTAAGCTCGAACTCGGATCGCAACCTGTCTAAGCCCATCTCTGAAACTTTCGGATTCTTCGCGATCTTGTTAGATGCATTTATAGTATAGTAGTCAAAATAGGTCTTCATATTAAATTGAATATCAGAGATCCAATTTTGCAAAACAGTTAGACTTTTAGTCCCAACGAACGGAATCACAGGATTTATGTTAGAAAGAGACGGATTCGAACCTATGATCATCAGGATTTTCATTGTTCAAGCACATTCTTATTCAGCGAAAGCAAAACCCCAACCATATTATACGCTATGGATTGCCATAAATTATTTGAATAACCACCTAAGTAGAGTTCTGCTATCTTATATAGAAAACCAACGGAGACGGCGACTACTAGACTGACAAAAACTGTATAGAAATTGGACACTTTTGATTTACGCAGAAAAGCATAAAATTGATCAAACAGGAAGTAACTGGTGCACACATGGGCACAGAAGTGAGTAAGAAAGAAATCTACGCTCATAAAAGCATCGCCAATGCTACGACCACCGCCAAGAATGCAACAACTGAGTAAGATTTGTGGGCGATAGCTGCTTTCTTAAGTCGAACGCCTAGAAGATAACTGTTATAAATAGCATCACAACACAGGCCACCAAAAGACAGTAATATTGATCCAATATCAACGATTCTTTCCTCGATAAATAGTCGTATCCTGTACTTATTCCTATGATTTTCCCTTGGAGTGGGCGCGATTCCGTACATTAGTTAGTCCCTTTCTTTTTACTAGCTTTGACTGGCGGCGGAGAATCCGTGCCAAATCTGGCCGTAAAATCGATGAACTTTTCTGTGGTGGCTACCTGCCAGTCCTTCTTTCCCTTCCTGGTGGCCACTTCCAAGGAAGAGAGTCTGCCAGCAGGATCAAAGGTGAAAAGAATGAATCCAGAGAGACTTTTCTTTCCCCTATTATCTGGATCTTCGAAACCTACGGTAAGTATGCTGTTGCCGTTGGAATCCAAGGAGTAATCATTTGACACTAAAAGATTGTCTTGCAAAAAATCCTCAAAAAACAGATCTTCTAGGACGTCTTGGTGCGTAGATTCTTCTTTTTTCTTCTTCACGCTTTTTTCACCCTCCTGCGTCTTTTTCCAGGAATTTCTTCAAGAGTTATCTTGCACAAAACGCCAAGTTCGCCTTCGGCACTCTCAAAGGTTGGCCACGTAGGACTCGGATGGTCAATAGTATCGTAATCGCAAAGATGCCTTGGCAGAAACCAACCCAGATCGCCATCCTTCCATTCGCCTACGTATCCATATGCTACCATTTTGCGCTTCTTCATTTCTCACTAGTTATGACTTCTAATTTGTCAAATTGAAAGACGCCACGCTCTCTGCGAAACACCACTTCTCCGTCTTCTTTAGTGGATAGGCCGACGCAGTAATCTTCGCAATCACAGCCCTCTACAACGGCCTTGGCTTCCGGATCTTGCTTCTTCAGGAGTTTTATCAAGTCCTTGACTTTTAACTGATTGGCGCTCATTCCGTATCTTCCTCGACTATTTCACCTAGAACGTCCAGCATCTCAGCCGCTTGATATTTATTACCTTCTAGTTTTTCATCTTTACAAGCAGTTAAGTAATTTTTCACGATCTCCACCATTCTTCGGTACTTAGGTTCCCAAGTTCTTGCGTGGGCGATGAATTCCTCATCCGAAGTCGGCTTAGCATAGAGCGGAGCGCCAAAGGGCATCGCTTTTAAATCCGGAAGAGTTCCCGTTTTTCCAAGACCGCCATCAATCCACGGCCCCTTGGTCGCCAGAGATTCTAATTTCTTGGATTCTTCGATTGCTTGTTCTAAACTAGTTATTTTTGGCATAATCATTAACAGCATCAAGGGCTACAATGAAACTATGCGCGGCAAAAAGCCCGACGCATATCCAAAATTGCGGGGTGCCTATTCCACCGCCCAGCGCCACCAAGGAATACCCGAAAGCGAAGGCCAAAGCAAATCTTACAAATTTAAGCATGATCGTATCCTCCAATGATAAGTTTATCGAATCAAAAGACAAAAGTCCACCGTTAATTGTATTATATCACAATTATTGGTATGTGCTTGTAATTTTTAAGGAAGTGGAAGCGGGAAAGTCGTCCAGCCGTATCCCTCTTGGAATATTAGAGAATAGATGAATTCGGGCTGGGCTATGGTAAGTTGGCCCTGTGGGACGCCATTTATGTTGTTTCCAAGGCCACTAATCGTGACGGTATTGGAATCATTAGAGATCTTAGCTATGGTCTCAACCCAGCCGTCCATGGGGGAAGTGGGGAGATTAACAGTGAAGGAGCCATTCGCTGTGTCACACAAGACCTGCTCATTATTCTGAGTAAGAGTATATGTTGAAGTCTGAGTAGAGATGAAGGGGCCGACCTGGATGCCGTTGTCAGAGGGGAGTTGCCAGGTGATGCGAATGCGGACAGGATTAGCCAACTGAGACGCGGAGTACTGCATCGTCAAATAACTATAGTAGTCTTCGCCCCAGAAACTGTATGGAGTTTGGTCATAGCCATACAGATAATGAACATCTGGAAAGATGATTTGATATCCTAAACCATTGTAATAATTGACTAAATTTCTAAGATTACAGTTTAAGAAAGTCGTCAAAACACAGAAAAATAAACCCTGGTCCAAAGCACTTTGAATGGCCTGTGCGGACTGAGTGATAAATTGCACGTTGGCCACGGCTGAAAGAGCCGTGATATTACTGTTACTGATAGAATTTGCAGAAGATCCGCTAGGTGGTAAAGGCATAGTACAATTAAGATTGGAACCGTAAGATAAGTATTCAATTATATGATATTACTCATCATTAATCAATAATTTATTGTGCTTTTTCCTGTTTGCCTTAGCAGTTATAATCTGTAAATTCCAGGGAACGTGCAAACCAGAAACGTTTTTGCCCTGAAGAGGAATTATACGATCGACCTCGTGGGGAATACCGGTCTGTTTGTTAATTTCATCCCATAATTACCAGGCTGGCTAAAATGAACCGAACACAATAAAATAAGGCCTACTACTAATTTCACGAATCGTCTCCAAATCCAAAAGCGCCGGAACTCTCATCACTTCCCGTTGGATATTTCTCTGGATGATACATTTGATCAGCTCTGTAGGCGTCCAAAACAGTCTCTTGTTGAGAGGGCACTAAGATGAATTGGTCGGTACCTAACTGCGCTTTTACTGAGTTGTATAAATGATAATGAACTGGATCTTTAATATCTGTTCCGATTAGCGGCAGCACATCAATACTTACTCTAAAATAACTGCCATCAACATCTATCAGAAATTCTCTCTTCAGGGAGACTATATTCAGATTAGTGTAAAACACCAGATTCATTTTCCCAGATTTAATCATTTGAACTCCTGAACTCCGGACACCAGTCGCTGTGCGTTTGACTTCCAATCTTGGACGCTCCACATTCACAGAATGGAAGCTTTATAGTAACCGTTATATATTCTATGCTTACGTTCTGCCCATTGCATTCGCAGCAAGCAAAAGTAGCCGGGCATTTCACATTGACTGCGTATCTATCGTTCGGATCATTTTTGGTCATAATTAGCTTAGAAATATCTGGTACCAGATAAGTTTCTACATCTTTTTTACAATCCGAACAATGCATATCAACTCATGCTACCGCAGATAGCATTGTAAAGTCCACTTTCTTTTTTGATGAACACTTTCAAACAGGGATCTTTTGGGTAATAGAGCCTGCAGCCTTTGTGGGCTCTTTTTAGGGCCGCTTTGTCCTGTTTGTTCCAAAAATGAGTTCTGTTATCAATTTTGGTCACTGGACAGCTCAGGGCTAAGAGGAGTAGGGTGGTCATTCTTCATCACTCTGCAGAACATAATATGGCCTTCTTACAACATATCCACCAACGTTGAATTCCAACGATCTAGTGCCATCTTCAAATACCAACATAGTCAGGCTGGCCCTATATCCAACCGGATATGTGAAATCTTGCCACAGAAGTATTCGTTCAGCTATCAATTCCATTCCTGGTTCAGATACATTATTCATTCAACCTCCTCTGGATAATCCGTTGTACATTCAGAAAATACGTGTCCACAATATGGGCATTCCAGGGCATCTTGCGGGCCACAAAGCTCGCAGTCAAGATAGTCTCCCCCCCAGTCTTTTCTCGCATACACGTTTTCACAAGAAGGGCATTTTAACTTAGTTTGACTTTTCTTTGTATTTTTCATGGACTTCTTTAACTGAGGTAATTTTATCCGCTTTGGCCACTGTCTTTAGGGCTGCTACGATCGCAGGTTTTCTGGGGTCCGAAGATTTAACGGGTTTCATTTTCCCAGTCTCCTAAGCGCATCCATTTTAGCGGAATTCCATACCCTGAGAGATTCTTTATCATCGTATCCATCAGGCCTTCTGCAGCCTACGCTAGATAGATATCGATTCATGGCATCGTTTCCGGCACTTACGGCTATTCTTACCAGTCTTGCTTCCATGGAATCCCTTGAGGAGACGATATTTCCGTCCACGGCGTCAGCTGCCCTATGATACCTAATCCAGGCCTGGACGTATGTCTCGTATGTCTCGTATGTCTCGTAAGGCTCGTTGGGTTCCCATCTGTTCATGTACTGCATTTTAAAATCTTTATCCACACCCAGATTCTATCACGGGCGATTTCGGCTTGTCAAGCAACTTTCTAGGGCTTACGAACAGGCAATAGAGAATCAAGATCCCAAATCCCGGCTTCCCGAATCGACTTCTCGACCGGCGCCTGGGGCCAGCACTGCCGTTTCTTGATGCACCATACGGCGGCACCGTGAATAGGGTCTTTTTCTTCGTCAATCAAATCATCAAGAAAATCAGTGATACCCATTATTTACTCCCTTTAAATTTGAGATATCTTTCGACTAAAGAGCAAGAAACTTCGTTACCACCGAGCGGGAAGGCCCTTAAGTATTCACCTGACATTTCAAAGTACACCTTCACATACGCATGCCCGTCTTGGTCTACGACAGTGAAGGGGTCGCCTTGCCCGTCTAAGTAGCACTTGCCAACGTTGGTCTTGGTACAGCCCAAAATGAATAAGGTGAGAATTAACAGGAGGTTCTTCATGATCACTTATGTTCCTTTAGGTTACAAGTTCGGACCCTTGGCTTACTGCCAGTGTCCCAGCAGAAGCCCGCGCAGTTGGTTACATAAAAGTGTCCCAAAAAATCACAGTTTGCGTTAAACGACGAAATGGACTTTACCGTACAGCCATCCTCGGTCTTAGTGACGAAGTTTTCGACATTGAAAGGTTTCCCGTGGTGCGCGGTCACACATTGCTCTTGTCGGGTATTATCGTTGTGGACCGCCAAAACGACCAAACCGAGTGCGACAAAGAGAACGAGAAGCCATACGATTTGTCTGCTATCCATTATGCGCTCCCATATCGGAATGAATGGAAGGCTTCTTCCCCGTATTCAGTACCCACGAAGAACCCCAATTCATCCAGACGCCTCTTGTCTTCCTCAGAAACGTCCTTTGGTTCTATGCCGCAAATAGTCAAGATGTCATGCTCGCAATGAGTCGGATTACGGGGGTTCCCGTATTTTAAGAGAATCGTCAACGCTTCCATAAGATCCTTCATGATTTACTCCTCCATCGCTTTCTTGATTCGTCTTCGCTCTTTGACCAAGGAACGCGGGTCTAACTTTGTTTCCATTGGGATACAAATGTCCTCATCCCAGCGCGAGTTATCCACCCAACAAAAACTAGAATTGTAACTGCCCTTATTCACGAAAGTTTGAATTACCTTATATCGCTCCAACCAGACCTTCACGGTTTTATCATTATCCATAACGACCGGCAACCACGCGAAGCGAGTAACGACCCTGACATCGCCTGGCTGTGGACGCTTAACATATCTTATTTTGTTCTTCAATCTCATAAGCTAATTTTTCACCTTATTATTGCTTCCTTCCGATCCTGACTATAACACATGTTAAAACAAATCTCAACAGCTTCGTCTTTGTAGTTGGTACCGTTTTTCTTGTAGCTGGTTTATAGTTGATAGCATCGTCTTTGTAGTTGCCTTCGGCTTCGGCCTTCGGCTTCGTTGGAATCCCTTCTTGGCTCTGACGGACCTCTATCACGGGCCTATTCTTGGGCTGCGCGGGGCTGGGGGGGCGTGTTTGAGGTGGGTTTGATGGTTAGATATAGGGTGGGTGAGAGAACGCTATGGTGGGGCAAGGAGGAGCCAAGGGGAGGATTCTGTTGGAATTTTTGTGGAAAAAAATTTGGAAAAATAAAATGATTTAAGTGGTTGAAATTCTAGGAAAATTAATTTGGGAAATTTTGATTCAATTATAAGAGTAACAGGAAGGGGCTTGGGAACTCGTGCCTAATAGAACACCGAGAACCGGGTTTTATCACATCATATCATACAGTTACATTCAGTCCGTCTACTGTCTATCTAGTGTACAGCGCGTGTGTATAGCAACGTGACGCTGCTACGGTACGCATACTTACCCGTCAAGTGAATTCGTATAAAATGACGTAGCTATATGATCCCGCTCACTATCCCCACCTGGCACGCGGTTTGCCTTGGCTTTGAATTGGATTAATTGACTTGCGTGCGAAGCCGTGTGGGACACGCGGTACCACGCATGGGTGACGTAGCTTTGTCGAAAAAACGTGATCTTGCAACGTCACGTATTCATTCATTTAATTAAGGTTTGCTCTAAGGAGAATCTCGACACGTAGCCCGTCACCACGCTCAATGCATCCTATACGTAGCCCGTCACTCGGTGCGCTACGGCGCGGTGACTGTAGCAACGTCACATAACTATTTGATTTTGTTGATACAACAATGCCGTTGGGC